GGAGCGCGCCATCCGCCATGCCATTGAGGTGGCGTGGGACCGGGGCGATGTGGATACCCTCAACAGCTACTTCGGCTATACCATCCACAACCTGCGGGGCAAGCCCACCAACAGCGAATTCATTGCGATGATTGCCGATAAGATGCGGCTGGATAAACGGCAGAGGGCAGTGTGATGGATACACGTGCCGACGTGATATTTTGTGCGCAAAGCTGGCAATTCTGGGATGGTGAAAAATGTTTATCGCTATGGCATTATAGAATTATGGATTCCATAGCGATGAATTGAATGTTGATAGGGCGATAAATCTCCGGAATTTATTGGGTGTGGAGCCGAATGGATTCCGGAGGTTTTTTGTGGTGGAAAAAGATGTAGAAATGTTTCTGGAGGCATGCGAGTTAAAGGGACTGAGTATGAAGACGATTGGCAGTTATGAGCAGACGTTGAGGTTGTTCATGCAACATTTGTACAAAATTGGAATTGAGCGCACGGAAAATGTTACGCATCTGACGATTCAGGGATACATTCAGGAAATTCGGAGGCGGGGAAAGTATACCGCTGTGACGAATCAGGATGCCAGAAATTATCCGGAAAACCGTCCTGACTACGGAAAACAAGTCTCAGATGTGACGATCAACAACTACCTGCGGAATCTCAGAGTGTTTTTTAACTGGTGCGTCGATGAGGATATTCTTCGGAAATCGCCGATCAAGCGTGGCGACTTTACGAAGACAGAGCACAAGCCGCTGGAATTTATCTCAGATGACGACTTCAAACGGCTGTTGAGAGCGCTGGATATTTCCAAATTCAGTGAGTACAGGGACTTTGTGATTATTCAGCTCCTTATGGACACCGGTATGAGAATCAGCGAATGCCTGCTGATCCAAGTCAATGACATAAATCTGGCAAAACGGTTCATCTGGCTGCCAGCGAAAAACACGAAAGGAAAACGGGGCAGATCGGTATTCTTTTCGGAGAAGATGGCAGGGCAGATCCGGAAGTGGAGCAAATACAAAGACCGCTACCGTGACAGCGACTTTTTATTTTGTACAAACGAGGGGAAACCGCTGCAAGCAAATAATTTTGAAGCCAACGTCCGAAAGTACGCTAAGAGAGTTGGTTTGAAGAACGTTCATCCGCATGTGTTCCGGAACAACTTTGCAAAACGGTTCCTGATGAATGGCGGAGATATTTACACCCTGAGCCGGATTCTGGGGCACAGTAGTGTGACCGTGACAGAACAGGCTTATCTTGACCTGACACAGGAGGATCTGGCAGAGCTGTACCGCAGGCACAGTCCTCTGAAAAACATGAGATAACGCTGAAAAGCTCGGATTTTCCGGGCTTTTTCTTTTATGAATTCTATTCTAGATTAAACGATAGATTTCAAAATGGGCAACGCTTCACCCAGAATAAAATAAAACAGGACGCAGACGACAGTTTTTTCCAGTAGTATTCCTTTGAACTCAGCGTGGGCTGAGAAATAGTGCAAAGGAGTCTACTTTATGAAAAACTGTAACGAAATCATGCGGGGCGAACGGGCGGAGCTATCGAAAAAGAATCCTTATTATATTTCAAAGCATCGGTATTACGAACTGAAACATTTTTGCCGACAATACGACGAATGGAAGCGCGCATTGGTACGCATCGACGGATGGAAAGCGTTTCCGGAAAGCACGGGCGCAATCGTCAATGCAACACCCTCGAACCCGACAGAGCAAATGGCGATGGCGCGAGCATTCTATTCGAATAGGGTCGATCTGCTGGAGAACTGCCTGGGCGAACTGGAACCAGCAATCGCGCCTTATATTCTGCGCGGCGTGACAGAAGGACATTCCTATGAAGCCCTCCGGATCAAGGGGTGCCCATGCTGCAAGGATACTTACTACAACAACTATCGCAAATTCTTCTGGATCCTCAGCCGGGAGCGGGCATGACGCGAAAAATACAGGCTCCTTTATGGACGAAAGTTCACGAAAATTTGATTATGTAAAGGAGATTTTACTATGTTTAAGGCAAAAAAGACTATTATGTACATTGACGTGAAGGGTGTTGACGATATGACTGATCGTCGCGATCTTATGAGAGAAGTCATCCGCAGAAACTGCGATGTTGACAGTCGAATCATTGATTCACTGGTAGACAAGCTGGGAAGCTGTGGTGATAAGGATCATAAGAAATGCGAGTATCAGCTCAGGCTCGAAAACTATGACCTGGGCGGCATTGCACGAGACTTTGAGCTGCTGAAGAAAGCAGGAATCATCGAGCATGTAACCAAACCGACGAACTACATCGTTTTATAAAGGCGAGAGCCGTGGAGAAATCTGCGGCTTTTTCTTTTTATCTGGACGCGAAAAATACAGCCGCCTTTATGAAAGGTGGTATGTTAATATGTTTAACTTGATTATCTGGATTTTGATCGTTGTGATTCTGGTCAGGCTGGCAAAGCTGATCGGAGCAAAGACAAACGAGGTGAAAAGCAGAACAAAGAAGAAACACTGATCAAAATGGAGCTTGTGGAAACACAGGCTCTTATTTTTTACGCAGACGCGAAAATTTCACCTTCTATTATGGAAAGAAATAAACAATTTTAGGAGGTATTTACTATGCTGAAGAATATTGTGAAGGGCTTTGAGGAAATGATGAACTCTATTATGGCCGCATTTAACGAGTCGTATAGCGACAAGTATGCAGGCTGGAATGAGGGCGAAGAACTCCTCATGCTGAATGATGTTCGGTGTGGTATCCGCTGATGGATTCTGACCGGAAAACGGGCGTATGGAAACATGCGCTCTTTTCTTTTTTCTATTTTAGAATAGGCCGTAACGAAGCAACGCGAAATTTTCCCCGTGCTTTATGGAAGGATGTCTTCCGAATATGAATAAAGGAGATTATTATTTATGAACTATCGAGTAAAGACGAACTTTGACCGGGGCTATGTGAATGCAATGGATAAGGTGCGGGTGTTTATCGAAAGCAACCAGAAAGTGATGTTTGTGAATACGGACGAATACAAGGATGCAAAAAATGCACGCGCGGCTTATGTAAATGCAATTACATTGATCCGGGCAGGAGGAATTGTGAGAGCAACTCGAAGCAGAAATGACCTGTTTCTGATTCGCAACGACATCTAAGGCGTAGAGAGCTTACGAGAAATCGTAGGCTCTTTTATTTTTTCATCACGCAGAAGACCGTTTTATCCACTACATTATTAAAAGGAGATTTTCAAAATGCTGTACATCTACTATGCTGTGTTATTCGTTGCCATCGTTCTGGGGCTGCTCTTCGGGATGGCGCTCTACCGCTGGTTCCATTACCGTGATATTTACGAAGTGGGCGAGCTGCTGATCGGCGAGGAAGATTCCCCCGACTGGCCCTACCTGAGCCTGAGCCTGGATGAGGAGGTGAAGAATTTTGAAGGCGACAAGTACATCATGCTGCGGGTGCACAAACTGGACCTGACGCGAGAAAAACATGGTGCTTAATGGAGGAAACTCTAATTACTTTGTAAAGGAGAAAATCAAAATGGAAAACTACGAAAACAAAGAATTGCTGAAGGAAGCGGCAAAGCAATCGCTGGAGAGTCTCAAGGACTTGAAACCGGGTACGGACGAGTACACGAACACGGCGAAGATGGCATTGCAGCTGTACGACATGCAGCTCAAGAGCGACGAGCAGGAGAGCAACCAGAACCTGAAAGAGGATGAGGAACGGCGGAAGGGCCAGGAGGTCATCAACGATCAGGAGAAGGCTGCGAAGGCACGGCGCATTGAGTGGGCGAAGTTTGGCATCAGCTGCCTGACGTTTTTGGGAACGATTGGTACGACGGTATACTGGTCGATCTGCGAGGCTGGCGGTGTAGCGCCGCTTTCCAGAGCAATGAACGATGGTCTCCATGAGATCAAAAGAGGCTTTACGGACAGAAAGTAAAGGAGGAACCGAGAGGGTTCGTGGCGAAAGCTGCGGGCTCTCTTTATTTTTTATGAGATATCACGACATACCGCCAAAAGAGTGGACGAGCTACTACGGGAGCGTTTACCGGTGCAATCACCCGGTGTACCGTGTCTGCACGCTCTACCGGGAACAGGGGAAAGGCCTGTGCGTGATCCAGCAGCGTTACAACGAGAAAACCAAGGCTACTTACTGGAGCGCCATTGACCCATGGTTGACCGACAAGATCTATCTGCATGAAGGGTTCCGGCAGTATTTTGACAGTCACGCCAAGAAGAAAAACGCAAAGGGCGAGTACCCGACTGTGACCGTACGACAGATCATGTGGGCACTGCGCATGAAGCCCCTCAAGAAAGAACGCTGGGAGACCGTGTTTGACCGGAGTTTGATCTAGGCGCGAAAAATTCTCCGTGCTTTATGGGACAAAGGCCCAAGAAAAGGAGAATGTAATATGAACGAATCTATTTTTAAGAAAATTTGGAATTATTCGATTACGGTTGGGCAGATGATCATGACAGCAATTGCAATGGCGATTGTAACCGTTATTGTATGGCTGTTGTGTCGTGCATTCCGGCCGTCGAAAGACTGATAATTGACGATAGACCGGTTGAACACAACTTGAGTTGGGCCGTCCCGGAGAAGGGCTTATGCGAAAGCGTGGGCTCTTTCTTTTTCGGCGCGAAAAATACAGCTTCTATTATGGAGGTAAGAGGGCTTGCATTGAAAGGAGAAATTACTATGATGAAAGCTATTAAGAACTTTATGAACAAACCTATTACTTATGGGGCTTATTTCAAATACTGCACCGTATGTGCGAGCATTAGCTTGGCATTGTGCGGATGGGCGTATTATCAGATGAGCAAACTGAACAATTGGGTTGATACAAAAGACGAAGAGAGCAATCTGGAAGAGGACGAAATCTGAAAGATCACGCCCTCTTATCTTTTTATCAAACCGCGAAAAATTCATGTTCCCTTATGGAGGAGATAGCTCAAATGGTAGAGCGCCACTTCATTGTGGAGGTTATGGGTTCGAGGCCCATTCTCTTTTTTCATTTTTATTTTTGGAGGTTGAACGATTATGGAGGACATTATGCTGATCCGGTCAAGTTTTCTGCGCCGCATCATCTCGCAGGTCATCAATAAGATACTGAAAAAGCAGTTACCCGGTACAGAGGTACAGCTGGGCGAGGTTCAGGCGAACTGGAGCGAAAAAGAGCAGAAGTTGAAGATCCATCTTGTAGTGGATGCAGAGATGACCAAGGCGCAGCTGATGGATATTCTCAAAAAGGTTGATGTGATCTGACGCGAAATTTTCATGGTGCTTTATGAGATGGTTAGTCTCAGAATTATATTTTGGAGGTACGAAATTATGAAGACATTGGTGAAAGTTGCTTTTGGCGCAGTGGCGTTTTATGGCATTACCGAATTGTTCTGCGTTGACTCCGTTGCTATCATGTGGAGACAACTTATGATGCGCAATGAAGATTTGGCGGCAGATGCGCTCGATAACGCTATGAAGGACCAGAGTCCGGATTGGGAACGGAAGCTGTATGAATTCCTGAGAACGAAGCAGGCTGAAAAGTATTTGAAGCGCTAACCAAATCGAGAGCTTACGAGAAATCGTGGGCTCTTTTATTTTTCAAAATGGAGGTTGAACAATGAAACTGACGAAAACATGCGCGAAATTCTTGCGCAAACACGGCGGAACCATTCTGGCGGTGGCGGCATCTGTAGGCGTGGTAGCAACGGCCATTGAAACCGGGCGGGCAACCACGAAGGCAAAGCACATACTTGAAGTTGACAAGGAGCTGACAAAGTTCAACGAAGACGAGTTCGGCGTGACAGAAGGGCCTCCGACAAAGAAACAAATTGTTCTGATGTGCTGGAAAGCATACGTTCCGGCTGCGATTCTTGGCGGCGGTACCATTGCCTGCATCCTGGGCTCCAACGCGCTGAACAAAAAGCAGATCGCGAGTCTGACCGCGGCGTACATGGCACTGGGAAAGACCTATCAGACCTACCGGCAGAAGGTGATTGAGAACATCGGGCTGGAAAAAGAAGCAGAAATTCAGGAGCAGATCAGCGAAGAAAAGCTGCCTGAAGTTCGTGACAAGATGGCAGAGGAAAAACTACTCTGCTACGAGCCTATCTCAAAAAGATATTTCCATGCTACAGAGGTGGAATTGACAGATGCATTCTACCATATGAACCGCGATTTTGCTCTGGATGGCGAGGCATCCATGAACAACCTTTATAATTACCTCGGACTGGATTATCTGCCGGAAGGGGACACAACTGGTTGGTCGGCGGATTATCTGGCAAATGAATGGGAATATTATTGGATCGACTTCCGGTATTACAAGCAGACAACAGACGACGGCCTTGAAGTCTACTACGTGGATGCTTTCCAGCCACCCATCGAGAATTATATCAACTACGATCCCTATGCGGATTACTGCGAGAAAAAAGGAGAATGAATATGAAGAAGATCAATTGGTGGAAAGTTGCATCCGTGGCCATGATGGCTGCAAGCGCAATCCTGAGCTTTGGCCATGACCTGATCGAGGAGCAGCGCAGCGAAGAGGAAATGCAGGACATGGTGCGAGAGGAAGTTCAGCGCCAGCTTGCAGAAAAGAACCGGTAAACGCGAAAAATACAGTCTCCCTTATGGAAGAGGTATCCAAACTGACAAACAAAGGGGATTGATATTTATGTACGATCACGACTATTATGCAAAGATGGACAAGGCAATGGTACGCGTACTGAAGGCAGTTGCACGTTCAGTGGGATACGGCTTTACAGGGCTGTATCACTATCTGAAGAAGCAGCCGATCAGACTGTACGAGTATATCCGTTACCAGATCCAACTGGAGCGTGATGATCAGCGTGAAACAGAAATTCGCTTCGAGAATTTGAAGCAGCACGGACATATCTGAAAGGCGAGAGCTTACGAGAAATCGTAGGCTCTTTCTTTTTATAAATTTTTGGAGGTACGAACATGAACCTGAAAACATTTGCAAAGGCAGTGCGCAGGAGCGCAGGAAAGAACGCATCCAAGATCCTGGGAGGTCTGGCGATCACGGGAAGCATCACGGCGGTCTATTTCGCTGTGACGGCCACCCCCAAGGCTATGATCCTGCTGGACGAGAAAAAGCAGGAGCTGGGCGTGGAAAAGTTGGACGTGAAGACCATTGTCAAGACGGCGGGCCCGGTGTATGTGCCGACTGCGCTGAGCATGGTGCTATCTGCGGGCTGCGTCATTGGTGCAGTCCATGTGGATGAGCGGCGGAATGCTGCACTGGCCGCGGCGTGCACCCTTTCTGAGAGCGCGCTCAAGACCTATCAGGACAAGGTGCTGGAGGCCATCGGCCCCGAGAAGGAACAGGAGATCCGGGAGACCATTGCACTGGAAAAGATGGCCAAGTGCCCCGAACCGGCAACCATCCAGCCTGCCAAGAACCTTGTCGCGACCGATGTTTCCTACGACCAGCGAGTGAAATGCTGGGAAAGCCTGACCAACACCTACTTCTGGACGACCAAGGCCATGATCGAAAAGGCCGTCAATGGGGTCAACAAACAGCTGCTCAGTGACTTCCGGGTGAGCGAGAATGATCTGTTCGACTATCTGGGCATCGACCACTGCGTCAACGGTGACCTGCTGGGCTGGGACACGGATTCGGGGCTTAACGTTGATATTTTCTATGCGTCCCGGCTGGACGAGGATGGAATGCCCTGTCTGACGCTGGAGTATCACACGCCTCCGAAGTGGCTGGGCGGCTATTGATATTTGACCAGGCGCGAAAAATTCAGCTTCCTTTATGGAGGTAATACTCCGACATTATAAACTTATATTTAAGAAAGAGGTAACAAAAATGGACGAAATGACGAACATGAATGAAACTACTATGGAGAACGAGACTTCTGTTGAGGTCGTTCCGGAGGAGAATGTTCAGATGATCGATAACGAGGAAACTTCGAGCAACGGCTCGGGCTTTGGTCTCGCTGTTGGTGCTGTGGGTCTGGTTGCAGCCGTGGGATACGGACTGTACCGGAAGCAGAAGGCCAAGAAGCAGAACAAGGACGAGGAGAAGCCGAAGACCAAGAAGAAGATCGTCTGGCAGAAGCCCTGGAAGATCGAGAAGGCCGATTCTGCACAGGTGGACGTTCCTGACGAGGACGTTGAGGAAACTTCTGAAGAGAAGTAATGTTAGGTAAGGCGAGAGCCGTGGAGAAATCTGCGGCTCTTACTTTTTTGTTTTTGAAAGGATGACAACATGGCACAAGTGAATATGCCGAAGAGCAGCATCGGACAGCAGCCTGCCGCAGAACCCCAGAAGAAGTTCCAGAAGGTCGTCAAGGGAAAAGTGACCCTCAAGGAGCAGAACGATATCCAGAAGATCGCCAACGAGTTCCTGGCCGAGGACCTCAAGACCGTGAAGAACCGCATCGTGGTGGACTATCTGCTGCCCATGCTGAAGAACGGTCTGTGGAGCATTTTCAACTCAGCCGTCAGCATTGCACTGTTTGGCGAGGACCGTTCCCGCGGCTCTTCGAGCAACTACTCCGGCTCCCGCACCCAGCGGAACAGCTACGACACCTACTATCAGGGAGGCTCCGGCAACCGGCAGGGGAATCCGAACCGGGCCGCAGGACGCAGCTTGCAGAACCTGGACTTTGAGTTCCGTGGGGATGCAGACGACACGCTTTCCCAGATGTATGATGCGATTCGCCAGTACGGTCAGGCTTCTGTGGGCGACCTGTGGGATCTGATGGGCGTTTCCAACGAGAGCACCGATTACAATTACGGCTGGTACAACCTTGACGGGGCGTTCATCAAGGGCATCCCGGGCGGATATCGCCTGATGCTGCCTCGCCCTGTACCGCTGCGCTGAACAATAAGAAAGGATTGATATTTATGAAGTTCCTGAAAAAGATCGACAAAACCGAAATCATGGGCAAAGTGACCCGTGCTGCATCCAAGTGCGGATACAAGCTGAAGAAGGCAAGCCCCACCATTATGATCGTTGGCGCTGCCATTGGTGGTGTGACTGCTACCGTGCTGGCCTGCAAGGCGACCATCAAGGCGCAGGATATTATGACCGAGCACTATGCTCAGGTGGAGAGCATCCACACGGCCAAGAAGCAGATCGAGGATGGCACGATCCAGCTGAGCGAGGGCGAGTCCTACACCGAGAAGGATTACAAGAGCGATATTACGACCACCTACGTCCAGACCGGCCTGAAGCTGGCAAAGGTGTATGCGCCTGCGGTCACCCTGGGTGCGGTATCTCTGGGCTGCATGTTCGGTTCCCACCACATCATGTCCAAGCGCAACGCGAGCCTGACTGCGGCTTATATTGCTCTGGACAAGGCCTTTGAGGAGTACAAGAGCCGTGTATCCGACCGCTTTGGCAGCCGCGTACAGGAGGAGCTGGAGCACAACATCAAGGCTGTGGAGCTCGAGAGCAAGAGCACCAACGAGCAGGGCGTGGAGGAGACCATCAAGGAGTACAAGGACATCGCCATGCAGCACACCAGCCCCTATACCTGCATCTTTGACGAGACTGTCGACACCTGGCAGTCCGACAACATGCTGAACCGCAACTACCTGTTCCTGATGGAGCAGGCGGCAAACAAGCGTCTGCGCACCCAGGGGCACCTGTTCCTGAACGACGTTCTGAGCAGCATCGGAACGCACGGCGGTGTGACCATGAAGACCCCGGAAGGCCAGATCGTGGGCTGGATCTATGACCCGAACGACCCGACCCGGCAGAACCATGTGGATTTTGGTGTGACCAACTACGTCGAGGGAGACGATGCACTGAACAGCTTTATCAACGGCGGGGAGCGCTCGGTGATGCTGCGGTTCAACTGTGACGGGCCCATCATCGACAAGATCTGACACTGATATTTTGGAGGAATACGCTATGACCAGATTCGCTAAGAGACTGTCTTACCTGTTTGCTGCCATGGCCGGAGTCTGCTTCGTCTCTGGTCTGGCGGTTCTTTCCGAGTGAGGTGGAACGATGGAAACTTTGGAAAGCACTTTCCTGTTTCTGGACTATCTGACCGATACCAAACGCAAGCGCCACATGGTGGGAGGCATTCTGATGAGTGTCTCCCTTTTCTTTGGCGGATTGGCGTTTACCATGATGACGATCAAAGGAGACATCGACAATGAACAAGACCGTGCGTGATATTCTGCTCTTTGCAGCAGGCTTTGGGACAGGTGCCCTTATGATGCACACCGTTTTCGAGAAGAAATACGAGACCTATTACGGCAAACGGTACGAGGCCGAGCGTGAGAATCTGCGGCAGAAGGAAGCCGATATGGACAAGACCATCGAAGAAAGGGCGACCCAGAAGAGCTTTGAACAGCTGGCCGGGAAGTACCGTACCGAATCTGACCCGGAAGATGTGGTGGCACATGAAGCCATCGAAGTCATCGAGCCGGATCAGTTTGGTGAGCTGGACGACTACGAGACTTCCTTTCTGACCTACTACGCAGACGGAAAGCTGGTGTTCGATACGGAGGATCAGCCCGTGGATGAAGATGATATTCCGAAGATCATCGGCAACGAGGCGCTGAACCGCATGGGCGAGTTCGCACTGAGCGCTGTTCATGTCCGCAACCACAACTACCACAAGGACTACGAGATTCTCCGGGTTCGGGAGAACTGGCCCGGCAACCACGACGATGAGGAGGATGAATGAACTTTATGAGGGAGACGGAGCAGTATTATAACTGGCTCTACAAGATCGTCTGCAGCGAATGGGAACCCCGGAACCTCAGCTTTCACCGCTTACTGATGTATCTTTTTAACCGGGATTATATTCCGGCGTGCGAAATGGATGTCTGCCGGGCAACGGACGGCATCAACCTGCGGTACCGCTTCGCATCGGAGAATAATATTCCGTACGGGAAGATCGATGTGGTATTTCAGGGCGTACCCTGCTCTATGCTGGAGATGATGGTGGCGCTGGCGATTCGCATCGAGGAGCACATCATGGAAGACCGCAGCATGGGCAACCGTGTGGGACAGTGGTTCTGGAGCATGGTCGTCAGCCTGGGTCTGGCTGCCATGGACGACACCCGTTTCAGCGAAGAGCGCGCGGAACCGATCCTGGCCCGGTTTATGGATCGGGACTATCAGCCGAACGGGGCTGGTGGTCTCTTTACGATTACCCGTACGTCCATCGACATGCGTACCATTGATATTTGGTACCAGCTGATGAACTGGTTGAATGAGAATGAGTTTTGATGACATATGTATCAAAAATCTGCATCCCTATGGAAGGATTCGTTGAGAAGATACTCGACGATTCCCATGTGATGCTGCGAATCACGGCGTGTCGAGACGAGAACAACATTGGTCGGCTGATTCTGGCTGACCCGAATTACTGGAGGAAAATTGACAATGGAACTGACTGATATTTTGATTGACCTGAGCAACAGCAAGGCTGCACTGGAGGTGGCCAACCACACCATCCGCCGCATGAAGGGCAAGTGCATCCGGAAGAACATTCTCATCGCTGGCCTGTTGTGGTTTGGCTTTGTTTCCTGCAAGATGGTGAACGAAGCGGAAAAGCAGCGCAAGGAAGCCGATGAGCGTGCCCGCGAGGCAGAGGCAATGCTGGCCCAGATGACCCTCCAGAAAGAGAAAGACGTATAAAAACCTCGGAGAAAGGAGGAAGTCAGTTACAAATGATTGATTTCCTGATGATTGCAACGCGGACGGGAAAACGCGGAACAATCGAAATTTATCCCAAATTCATCATCAAGAAGTCGAAAGACCTGATGATCCGGGGTTCTGATTTTTACGCGGTCTGGATGGAAGAGCGGGGGCTTTGGAGTACGGACGAACAGGATGCGCTCCAGATGATCGACCGCGCGCTGGATATTTACGCGGAGGAACACAAGCAGGTCTTCAATGACAGCTACCGTGTTCTGCACATGTGGGACGCGGAGAGCGGGATGATCGACAACTGGCACAAATACTGTCAGCGTCAGATGCGGGACAACTACCACACCCTTGACGATACATTGATATTTGCGAACACCCCTGTCAAGAAGGAAAGCTATGCGTCGAAGCGGCTGCCATATCTTCTGGAGGAGGGGAACATCAGCGCCTACGACGAGCTGATGACTACCTTATATTCTCCCGAGGAGCGAAGGAAGATCGAATGGGCGGTTGGCGCGATCGTGAACGGCGATTCCCGCAAGATCCAGAAGTTCCTCGTGCTCTATGGCCCACCCGGAAGCGGTAAATCCACCGTGCTGAACATCGTCCAGAAGCTTTTTGACGGGTACTGGTCGGTGTTTGACTCCAAGGTGCTGGGATCATCGTCCAATGCGTTTGCGCTGGAGGCGTTCAAATCGAACCCGCTGATCGCGATCCAGCACGACGGTGACCTTTCCCGCATCGAGGACAACACCCGGTTGAACTCACTGGTATCCCACGAGACCATGCTGGTGAACGAGAAGTTCCGCAGCCAGTATTCCAGCCAGTTCAAGTGTTTCATGTTTCTGGGCACCAACAAGCCTGTTAAGATCACGGATGCAAAATCGGGCCTGATCCGACGACTGATCGATGTGGAACCTACCGGCGAAAAGATCCCTGCAAAAAAGTACCGTGACCTTGTAGCGAAGGTGGACTTTGAGCTGGGAGGCATCGCATGGCACTGCAAGGAAGTATACGAGCAGAACAAACATCTCTACGATGATTATATTCCGACCCGTATGCTGGGTGCATCGAACGACTTTTACAACTTCATGCTGGATTCCTTTTATATTTTCAAGAAGGAGGACGGTGTATCCCTGAAGCGGGCCTGGGCGATGTACAACACCTACAATGACGAGGCAAAGGTGGCGTACCCATACTCGCGCCGTGCGTTCCGGGAAGAATTGATGAACTACTTCGAGGAGTACAAGGAACGCGCGGAGACCGTGAATGGCGAGCGGGTGCGGAGCTACTACAGCGGCTTCAAAGCGGAGAAATTCAAAGAGTTCCTTGACGAACCTGTGAAGGCAGAAGAACCCACTGTCGAGCCGGAAACGTCATGGATCGAGTTCAAGGAGCAGCATTCTCTCTTCAATGATATTTGCAAGGACTGCCCTGCACAATATGCGACAGACGATGGCATTCCGATGCGAAAATGGGAGAATGTCAAGTCAAAATTGGCCGAACTGGATACTTCGAGACTGCACTACGTGAAAGTTCCGGAGAATCACATTGTCATCGACTTTGATATTCCCGGGCCGGATGGAAAAAAGAGCTTCGAGCGCAACCTGGAAGCTGCCTCCAAATGGCCCCAGACCTATGCGGAGCTGAGCAAATCTGGTGCGGGCATCCACCTGCATTATATTTACACCGGCGATGCAACGAAGCTGAGCAGGATCTACGACGAGAACATCGAGGTCAAGGTGTTCACGGGGAAGTCCTCTCTGCGGAGAAAACTGTCGAAATGCAATGATATTCCGGTTGCGACCATCAGCAGCGGCCTGCCACTGAAGGGAGAAACGAAAATGGTTGATACAAAGCAGATCCAGGATGAGCGGCACCTGCGTATCCTCATCAAGAAAGCCCTTGCCAAAGAGATCAGCCCCTATACGAAGCCCAGCATTGACTTTATTGCACGCATCATGGACGAAGCCTACGAAGGCAATGTCGTTTACAATGTGGACGACATGCGGAATGCGATTCTGGGCTTTGCCGCCAGCAGCACGAACCAGGCGGACACCTGCCTGAAGATCGTGGCGAAGATGCATTTCAAGTCGAAGGATGATATTCAGCGGGAGGCCCCTGCGGGGGAGGAAACGCCATTGATATTTTTCGACGTGGAGGTGTTCCCGAATCTGCTGCTCGTGAACTGGAAGTTCGCCAAGCAGGAGCCTGTGCACCGTATGGTGAATCCTGCACCGGAGGAGATCGAGAGCCTGACAAAGTATCGGCTGGTCGGCTTCAACAACCGCAAGTACGACAACCATATCCTCTGGGCCCGCATGATCGGGATGTCGGTGGAGCAGATCTATGCGTTGTCCAACCGGATCATCAACGAGCACACGGGCTTCTTTGGTGAGGCGTACAACTTGTCCTACACGGATATTTTCGACTTCTCGTCGAAAAAGCAGAGCCTTAAGAAATTTGAAATCGAGTTGGGCATCCACCATCAGGAGCTGGGACTTCCGTGGGATCAGCCGGTGCCGAAGAGCCTGTGGGACAAGGTGGCCGAGTATTGCGACAACGATGTGATCGCGACCGAGACCCTGTTCTACTCGAAAAAGCGTCAGGCAGACTTTGTGGCGCGAGAGATCCTGGCAGACCTTGCCGGGATGACGGTGAACGACACGACAAACTCGCTGACAACACGCATTATTTTCGGCAAGGAAAAGCACCCCCGGCTGGTCTACACCGACCTTGCTACGGGAAAGTCCGATGCGATCGTGGAAGTCGAGCCTGATATTTTGACCGACTGCAACATCATCAATGCCTTTCCCGGTTACGAGTGGGCCAAAGGCGAGGACGGCAAGTACCACAACATGTTCCGGGGCACAGACCTGGGCATGGGTGGTTATGTCTACGCTGAGCCCGGGATGTACACGAACGTAGCCCTGCTGGACGTTGCGTCGCTGCACCCGCATTCGGCCGTTGCCATGAACTACTTTGGTGAGTACACCAAGCATTTCAACGACCTGATGGATGTACGAATCTACGTCAAGCACGGCGAGTACGAGAAGGCAAAGGGACTCTTTGGCGGCAAACTGGCAAAGTACCTCGATGATCCGCAGCAGGCAAAGGCTCTGGCGCAGGCGTTGAAGATCGCCATCAATTCAGTTTACGGGTTGACCAGTGCAAGCTTCGACAACCCGTTCCGCAACCCCAAGAACGCCAACAACATTGTGGCGCTTCGAGGGGCTTTATTTATGCGCACTTTGCAGGATGAAGTGCAGCAGCGCGGCTTTAAGGTCGCGCACATCAAAACGGATTCGATCAAGATCCCCGATGCGACCCCGGAAATCATTGCGTACTGCATGGATTTTGCGAAGAAGTACGGCTACACGTTCGAGCATGAGGCGACCTACGAGCGGATGTGCCTGGTAAACAATGCCGTTTATATTGCAAAGTACATGACTGCGGACCGCTGTGAGGCGCTTTACGGCTATATCCCGGGCGACTGCAAGGACGAAGGCGGCGAATGGACGGCGACGGGCACACAGTTCCAGGTGCCGTATGTGTTCAAGACCCTGTTCTCTAAAGAGACGATCGAGTTCACCGACCTCTGCGAGACAAAGACCGTTTCCAAGGGCGCTATCTATCTCGACAAGAACGAGGACCTGCCCGAAGGCGAACACAATTATATTTTTGTGGGACGCGTGGGACAGTTCTGCCCGATCATGCCGGGAAAGGGCGGCGCTCTGCTGCTGCGGGAAGCGGGCCTGACGGATACCGGCGAACGGAAATATGCTTCTGTGACCGGAGCAAAGGATTACCGCTGGCTGGAAAGCGAGGCGGTCTATCAGCTTCAGATGCAGGAGGATATCGACAAAAGATATTTCAACCGGGAAGTCGATGAGGCAGTTGAGGAGATCTCCAAGTACGGCGACTTCAACTGGTTCGTTGGTGACGATGGCGTTGCTCCCTGGACAGCACCAGATCTTCCATGGAGCGATGCGCAGGAAGAAGCAGCAAGAAATTTTGACGTGAGGTGATATTTTATGGCAAACAAACTTTATGACAGTAACAAACGTGTGATTGGTAACATTACCGATGTTGTTAGAACGGTGGACGGGGAGACGATGATTACACTGGACACAGGCCGTACGTTCCAGTTTGAGTCTTATGGCATTTATTGGGATAAGGGACATAATTGCTTCATTAACGAACCCTATTACCCGGGTACGTTGAACACCGCACATGCAAAAGAGGCGACGGCAATGAATGCAGCGGTTATTAAGAATGTGATTTTTGCTCCTCCGGCCACGATCGTTTACTGGTCGGATGGTTCCAAGACCGTTGTGAAGTGCAGCGAGAAGGATGTTTTCGACCCGGAGAAGGGGCTGGCCATGGCAATTGCAAAGCGTTGCGGTGGTAACAAGGGCAGCTATTACAAGGAGATCCAGAATTGGGTCGAGAAGAGCGGGAAGAAGTATCCTGGGAAGACTGCTGCCGGAAAAGCTGTCGATCTGGATGTGCTGAAAAAGTACAGTTCTGAGGCAAATAAGGATTTTGAGAAGTTCCTCAGCGCGGTCATGAGCAACAATCAGTCTGGTACACTTCTCCACCTGACAGCACTCGTGGCAGATCTGAAAATTCTGGAAAATGAATTCAACAAGTAAAAAGGAGACTGATATTTATGTACACCAAGCGCCAGAAAGTCAATATCGACGATACCCATTTCATCTTTACCACCAACTTCAGCGGTGATCCCAGCCGTGACCGCTTTGGCTCGGACAAGCGCCGCGTCAACGTGGTCATTCCCACCATGGATCTGGTGAATCACCTCATGGATCTCGGTGTGAAGGTTCGTCAGACCAATCCGAATCCTGAGCGTACCTACGACGAGCCGTTCGTTCCGACCTACTTCGTGCCGGTAACGATCAACATGGATTCCAAGTGGCCCCCGCATATCTACTGGGTTACCACCTCCGGCAAGCGCCTGCTCTGCAACACGGACACGATCAGCCAGCTGGACTTTATCCGGGTCAAGAACGTCTGTCTCCAGGCAAACCTTGTCGAGAAGCGGAATGCACCCGGCGAGTACAGCCTGTATGCGGATGTGATGTACGTTGAGCAGGATGCGGACGCTGATCCGTATGCAGAGCGCTATGCTCAGTTTGCAGCTCCTGAAGCAGACATGGCAGAGCCGAGCGACCACACCGAAATTCCGTTCTGAGGTGAAGCATATGAAGAAACTGTTTATCAGCTGCCCGATGAAAGACCGTACCGAAGCCCAGATCCGTGGGACCATGATGCAGATGCACCGGATTGCAGAAGCAGTCTTTGGTGAAGAGCTGGAGGTGATCCAGACCTATATTCCTGATCCTCCGAGTGGCATGAACCAGGCACTTTGGTGTCTCGGCGAAAGCATTAAGATGCTGTCGGAGGCCGATTACTTCATCGGCGTATATGATGAAGAGAAAGCGTACCGTGGTTGTGCAATCGAGAACCAGGCCGCAAAGACTTACGGCATTCCCAGTTACACCATCAACCTGAACTATGTGGCTCGGGATGTCGTCGAAGCACGAGCGAAAGAGGCTCGTAAGTATAGCTGCTTTGGTTACTAATCAATGATATTTCGAGTGCCGGATCAGTCCCTGGTCGAATGCCCAGTCGGTGAGTGCCCACGTCGCAAAATGGCGGCTCTAAGGAAACAGCTCGATTTATATTTTTGATGTGCAATTTGGGAGGTTGACAGTATGAAAGTTCTGAGGGTTCGCCCAAAGCATTACCCTGAAGTGATCGACATTGACTGCTCTTTGGAATCGCTCCAGAAAGAGGTGGAAGGCCCGATTCAGGCTGTTTACCCGTGGGATGATGCGGTGGCATTGATTTGCAACGAAGAAGGAAAGCTGCATGAGGATTGCATGGAGAAACTCAACCGGACGCTCGACGGCCCTTATAGTATCCCCATTGATATTATCGTTGGAACATTCCTGATTGTAGGCCTCACGGAGGATGATTTCGGTGAGCTTTTGCCGGAGTTCGTCGAGAAGTACGAGAAGATGTTCCATCGGCCGAGAAAGTTCGTCACCTACACGGATAGCGAAGGAAAAACGCATCTCGACGTTGATTATTGTACACCTGAAGAATAAGCACATGAGAGCCCTGGAGAAATCTGGGGCTCTTTTATTTGAGTCATTAGCATGGGCTGTACGGTGGGTTCGATTCCCGCATGACTCACAACCGGGCCAGAGAGCCTGATAATTGAACAACAGAAGGAGTAAGGATTATGAGCAGAGAAAAAGTAAAAGAGATCGTCGATTACATGGTTTCGGAGGGTACACAGAACACCAACTATGGCTGCTGGGCCTTTGATATTCCGGAACTGTGCGACAAGTTCGACCTTCCGCTGGAATGGTTCTATGAGCACAACGATGATATTTGTCGCGAACTCGGCAAGCGTGATGAGATTGCTGATTACGAGCAGAACTACGACTGGAACAACCATCCGCTGGATTACGACCTGGTTTATTACACGGACTTCTGTCGTTCTGAGGAGGTGTGATATTTATGGGCGGACTTCGCAGAGTAGATAAGGCTTGCAAAAAATGCGGCGGTATGATGTACCAGGTTCCGTCAAAAAGATTATACTGCGATAAATGTCGAGACACCGTATCGCGTAACATGTCAACGACGGAAGAAAAGCCTAAAAAGCTCACACTGTCAGAAATCATGCGCGAAGCAGATAAGGAGGGCTTGCGATATGCGTCCTACTGCAAAAAGCACGGACTTTACTAAGAAAAAAGAGCTCTGGAAGGTGTTCAGAAAGCACCGGAAAGAGCTCTTTGCTTATACCGTCAGAGGGGAGGGCGAAGATGAGGAAGAGGCGACGATCTCGCTTCTGGCCTATGAGAATCACTGCAAGAAAAGTGACATTTATGTGACGTTGGAAATGAGGTGAGCGACCTGATGGCAGGTGTAACGCTCTACGACTACCAATTGGATGCGATCAACCGTATGAAAATCGGCTGCATCTTATGCGGAGGCGTAGGAAGCGGAAAATCAAGAACGAGTTTGGCGTTCTATTACAAACTTTACGATGGGGAGGTGAACACGGAAAAATATGTTCGTATGACAGAGCCCCCGGATCTTTACATCATCACGACTGCCCGGAAACGGGATACGGGAGAGTGGGACGAAGAACTGGCCCATTTCTATATGTCTACAGATCCAGAGCATGATATTTACGAGCACAAGGTCGTGGTGGATTCCTGGAACAATATCGGAAAGTACGTTGGCGTGAAGAATGCGTTCTTTATATTTGACGAGCAGCGAGTCGTTGGAAAAGGCGCATGGGTGAAATCTTTCTACAAAATTACGCAAAATAACGAGTGGATTCTGCTCAGCGCCACCCCTGGGGACTGCTGGACGGATTATATCCCGGTGTTCATCGCCAATGGATTCTATCGAAACAGAACGGACTTCAACAACCAGCATGTGGTATACAGCCAATTCTGCACGAAATACCCGAAGATCGACCGGTATCTGAATACCCAGCGCTTGGTACGGCTACGGGAACGGATTCTGGTTGACATGGACTTCGAGCGGCCGACGGTCTCGCACCATGAGAATGTATTTGTGGATTACGACAAGGTGAAGTATCTGTCGATCTGCAAGAACCGGTGGAACCTCTGGGATAACAAACCAATCGAGACCGCCAGCGAGTTCTGCTATCTGCTGCGGAAGTTGGTGAACGCTGATGCAAGCCGACAAGAAAAAGTGCTGGATATTTGTAAAGGCAGACCTAGGGTTATTATCTTCTATAATTTCGATTATGAGCTTGATATTCTAATGGGTCTGGACTACGGCAAAGATACAGAGGTGGCCCAATGGAACGGGCACAAGCATCAGCCGCTTCCTGAAGGCGACAGGTGGGTGTATCTGGTGCAGTACAATGCCGGTGCTGAAGGCTGGAACTGCATCAAGACGGACACCATTATATTTTACAGCCAGAACTACTCCTATAAGATCATGGGGCAGGCCTCGGGGCGTATCGACCGGCTGAATACCCCGTACAAGGATCTGTACTACTACCATCTGAAGAGTAGGAGCGGTATTGATTTGGCAATTTCGAGAGCCCTGAACTCGAAGAAAGCGTTTAACGAGAGGAAATTTTATGGAGCAGGTTAACTTTGAAGATGTATTTGCTGACCTGATTCATTCTTTTGAATCTGCGGCAGATAAAGTAAAGAAACTCACAGATGAACGGGAGGACGAGGTTTATATGAGAATTGCAAATGACCGGAAAGCTGCCAATGGATTCCGTCCGAGCTATCCGAAATGCAAGATTCCTAAGACAGATATGGCTAACAAAGTTATGCAGGGGCGGATTCATAAACACTGCTAATAGAAAGGATTGATATTTGTGATTAAGGATTCTGGAGATCGTACCGAATTTGAAACTGGTGCCAAACGCGACATGCACGCCGGGAAGGGGCGCATGGACCTTCTGCCTTGGTACGGCATCATGGAGGTCAGTAAGCACTGTGAGGAAGGTGCCTTAAAGTACGGTGAGCACAACGCAGACAAGGGTATTCCGCTGCATTCGCTGCTGGACAGCGCTGCTCGGCATCTGGCAAAGTACATTGTTGGTATGGACGATGAGGATCACCTGCGCGCGGCCTGCTGGAATCTGTTGCGGGCGCTGGAGCAGCGGACGACGCATCCTGAGTTGGATGATAGGTTTGCGGTCGAGCAGGAGAAGGCAAAGAAAAAACGTCCCTGGATATCGGTTGAATGTATGAATTGCATGAAACGCCATCCGGTTGCTCCTGAGGTATGGTCATATAATGCAGACGGAGCTCCTATCGACCACAAGGTTGTGAGGTGCCTATTCTGTAAAGCAAACGAGGAACACAAATACGTCGGCGACCTTGACGGATATGCAGATCCTGACGAGACACTCGTTGCCGTTAAATGCGGTGACTGTAATGCTCATTTTGAGATCCCTACATCTAACTGGAACAGTATGAAGGAGTGCACAATCCATAACGGTGAGGTTCTGGCACGTTGCCCTCGCTGCGGAAAGGACACTTTTATTTCGGAGGTAAGCGCTGATGAATAACTGGATGCGCGAAGTGGACTATGCGACCTACTGTCCGAAGTGCAAGAGCTTCAAGGTGCTGGAGACGGATGAACCCTGCCACGAGTGCCTGACGGAGTGTGCGCGGGAGGGTACGGTGAAGCCTTTGAAGTTTAAGGAAGGCGCGAAATAATCAGCTTCCTTTATGGAGGACGAATACTCACAAATTATACTTGGAGGTTATTATTATGGATTTTATGAATTCGCCTTATGAGGATTATACTACAGAAGAATTGGATGCCAAGGAAAAGCAGCTTATGTATGAGCTTGAACTAAACAAGCTTAAGCGTAAAGCACTTGACGAACAGGCATACTTTCTTGAGCTGAAGTTGTCGATGATCAATAAGACGACACCAAGAAAAAATCAGGAATTCATGCCGGGTGATTTGGCTGAGGAGTTCTAAGGGCATAGAGCCGTGGAGAAATCTGCGGCTCTTTATTTTCTGAACTGTAACAAAAAAAGGAGCGATTCAAATGCACGAAATCCAGGAAAAAGCCACGACCCATAAGGTCTTCATGAAAATCATCCGCCCTTGGCCCGGACGAAGCGGATATTTAGAAAAGTTCTCTGATTTAACCTCGAACGGTATGGCAAGGTTTCGCTTTGAGGGTGATAACTACGATACCATCGCCCATGTGAGCAATATGGAATATAAGGTATATGACTGATTTCAAATCTAAAATTGTAGAGTATCAGGAGGAACGGTGAACGCTAAATGATATTTGCTGAAGAGGATTTGAACTCTTTGAATGCTATTGCTGGACTATTGGCTTCATTCGGGTGTGATAGTCAGGCTGGCTGCGTGCTTTATATTCAGCATAAAATTGCAAAGACCATGGAGGCTGACGAAAGGAAATGCAGAAATGAGAAACATGTCTAAGAAAACCTGGAAACTCCGGGTTTGGAATCACATGACCGAGATGCAGAAGCTTGATATTCTGCTGAAGCACGCTAAGGTTCCGCATACTTATGGACGTCGTTGGCCAGAGATGGACAGGCCGGACTGTCCGGAGTATCTTCCGGGCGGACGGCTTGATTGCGGTGAGCAAATCATTGCATATGATGCTGCTGGAAATCGTATCTGGGATGGCGTTTGGGGTTGGGGTTCCTATGGCTTTGAGCAGGGGCTTATCGAGGTGATGGGTGCGCAGCTGCTTGGCCATGATGATGTTAAGGGCTGGCTCACGGCTCGTCAGGTTATGAAGATGTGGAGGTGTAGAAATGCTGCGCAAAATCGTTGATTTCGTCAAAAAGATATTCTGGACAGAGCCGATGGTTTCGACAGTCAACACGCTGAAAGATGCCATGCGGGATCTTGAGGTGGCCCGGAACCACTTTGAGAACTGCGACCCGGAGTTTATTACGGCTGCTATCTTCGAGCTGAACGCTGCGGAGAGCCGTCTGGATGCTGCGAGGAGGTGTGCGGTATGACAACTTTCTACTGCCCTACATATTTCTGCAATTTCTGTGAGCGAGAGTTTGAAGTGGGTAATCGCTATCATGATGAAGAGGAAGCATTTAATAAAGCAAAAGAATTGATGTACCACAAAGCTGTTCACATCTGTGATAATGGAAATATTGGTGTCGGTGTTTTTACAGGGTTTGAAAGGGTGGATATCGGTGACTAATAATACTTGGGAAAAAATCGGCCATATGCTGGGTCATATTCTGGCGGCAACGCTGGTTATTTGCGCATGGCTGATCATTATTGCGTTCACGCTGAAGGTGATCTGGTTCATTTTGTTCCGGATTCTGCTGTGAGGTGCGATATGATTGACTATGAAGAAGTTGTTGAGGCCATATGGAGGTACGACTGTCCTCGAATCGACATTGATGAGGATATTACGACGCTTTATGCGGATGGCAAAGCCTTTGCGCAAGTTATTCACAGGGCTGACGGGTCACGCGAGGACTTGTATTTTGAGGATTACGAGCTTCAAAAAGATATCCTGATCAAGCCGAACGCTACGTTGCGTGATGTGGTCGAGCTTTGCATGAATGGTGACATTAGCTACGCAGATGCTCGTGAATGGTGCATGGAGAATGATATTTCACTTGGGCAGTTCGACAGGTGGCTTTATGGTGCGCTGAGAAAGTCTGATACCCCTGCCCGTGTGGAACCGAAAGAACCGTGGCCATATCGAGTGGTGGCGGGCATAAACCGGGTGCTGGAGATTCTGCTTAACTCGATTTTGGAGGATTTTATATGAGATGTTGTCCGGTATGCTATTCAAAAGTGAGGCCAACTGTATACGGAACAGCGACCACTGGGACAAGCCTGGAAATCAAGTATAAGATTCAGTGTCGGAATTGCGGATTTGGATGCGATAAAGCAGGCAGTGTCATAGTGCAATATGATGAAGAAACGATGAACCCAATAGCCGATGATCATGGCTTACGGAAACTTATTAGAGACTGGGATTCTATTTTGCGAGATCCTGATAGAGAAAGGCTGGCTGATATATGAAGTACACATTTTGGTTTGAATGTACCGACAATGGTGGTGGACATCAGGCTTTTGAAGTCAAAGCAGAGAATAAGCAGGAGGCCATCAAGAAGGGCATGGCGTTTGCAAAGAAACATGCTTCGGGTGATATCTGTGGGGATTGGGAGTGCAAAATGATATCGGAGTGGACAACATGAACAACGACTTCGGAGCACTTACGATACTTGCACCTAAATGCCAGAAGTGTCCGAAGGTGGAAACTTGCGACCATAAGCAACTGGCTCATCTCGGATACATTATCCCAATCGAGGATATTGGCATCAGCATGGTGGTCCAAAGAGGTAATGGAAAGAGCCTGCGGCAGCTTGAAATCATTGATTCGTTGATGAAAAGGAGATTTAATTATGAAAATCGTTGAACCTAAGTACGAAATCCTCACTGATATTTCTGAAGGCGGCATCAAAGAGCTCCAGCAGATCGAGCGGGTGGCCCGTGTCTGCTACAAGAGCGAGGATAAGATCACGCCGGACGGTGAGTCGGCAAAGAAACTGGTAGGTTTTCTGGTGAAGCAGGGGCATGAGGCTATGCTGGAGCATTCGCAGCTGTCCGTGCTGTTTACCTGTGACCGGGCCATTGCCAATGAGTTGGCACGGCACCGTATTGCGAGCTTTGCGCAAGAGAGCACACGGTACTGCAACTACTCGAAGGAGAAGTTTGGCGGGGAGCTGAGCTTTATTCGGCCGTATTATATTGATGTGACCGACACTGACAAGAAACGTGAAAGCGCAGAATATACGCCTGGCAGCACCTGGCTTGATTCCTGCGAATCTGCGGAAATCCTTTATAAGGATATGATCGCACTCGGTATGCGTCCCGAACAGGCCCGTTGTGTACTGCCGCTGTGCCTGAAGACCGAGATCGTGGTGACGGCCAACTACCGTGAGTGGCGCAACATCTTCAAGCTGCGTACTCCTGTGGCAGCACATCCTCAGATGCGTGAGCTCATGTGCCCGCTGCTGATGGAGCTTCAGAAGAAGATCCCGGTGGTGTTCGATGATATTTACACGTACTGGCCTGCGGATGACCAGACACGGAAAGGAAGTATGGTGAAGTGATGCGAATTGTGCTGCTCGCAAGCATTATTTTGCAAGCTACCGCAATTGGAATGTCTTTTGCTGAGAACATCGGCGAAGAAAAACAGAGAATCATCAGATATACAGGATGGTTCTTGCTTTTGATTTACATGATATTTGGTTGAGGTGATTGACTATGAAAAATCGTATTATTTGCGTCGTTGCATGTATGATGATGCTCGTTGGCTGCCTCGGGTTATGCAGTTGTGGAAACTATAGGGTGTTTGATACGACATTTACCTATTCCTGGGCACAGATTAAGTTGCCCGATGGAACTATCGTTCAAGGCAAAGTGGACAACTGGACTGACTACGAAGGCGATCAGCTGCAAATCACGATTGACGGTACCACATATCTGGTTCATGCAGCAAATGCTATTATGAAAACCTAAGTGGGAAAGGATGCGGTGATAAGAAATGCAGCAAAGAACGTATGATTTTCTCGCTAAGTTGAAGGTTCCCATGCTGACCTTCGGCGGGGAGCTGATGGGCGAGGCTGTGGAGATGGTCGTCGATGACTTGAACTCGCACCGATTTATGTCCATGAGGGACATTGAGGCATCACTGGCAGATAAGTTCAATTGCAGCCCTGGTGTTGCGGATCGCCGGATGCGGTATGCATTGGATATGGCGGAATATCGCTCTGGCGGGGTTAATGTTGAGCTGGAGAATTTGAAGAGTACGTACGATATTAAGGTGCTGTCGCTGAAAAAATTCTTGTATGCGGCGGGGAGAAGTTTGATGACGGAGGTGAGTGTGGGTAATGACCGCGGGTGAATTTAACGAACTGGCCAAGCAGGGGAGAGTATGGGCTAAGATCGTGGCTAATTTTAGTGGTAAATACGGACTGGTTGAGAAAATTTCCGGTTTGACGAACCAGTTTGTTAGGTTTCGGTTCAAAGGTAAGAAGTGCGATACGATCATCTCACCGGAGAATGTAATGTTTGAGATTGAGGATTAAATCTTTGTAACGCGAAAATTTCTTGATGCTTTATGAGATGAGTAGTCTCAAAATTATATTTTTGGAGGTTGAACTATTATGCAAAAAGAATGGTATAACTATTATCGCTATGTTGCTGGTGCAACGGGTGGAGGAATCGGAACTATTGTAGGCGTAGCTGTGGCTATCTGGGGCATTTATAAACTCGGTATGTACCACGGCGCTGACTGCGAAGTTGAGTATCTCGGCTACTTGTTCAATAAGCAACTTGGCGATGAACAATATGAACAGTGCAGAAAGGCAATCAATCGTCAAATAAACGAAGACTACGAGAAGGCAAAACAAAAATAAAGGCATTGAGCCGTGGAGAAATCTGCGGCTCTTATTTTTATTCACTCATAAATCAATTTGGAGGTTGAACATTATGGATGAAGTTAAATTTGCATGTGGTTCTGTACCTGTTAGGGTGGCAGCGAAAGTGTACGGGCGTGATTCTTCGTGGGTTCGTGCAGGCATCATCGCTGGTTGGTTGCCGATCGGTGAGGCGACGCGGAATGGTGTCAGGATCACGGATATCAAGCAGATGGACTCAAAGTATGGGAGGATCAGCTACTACATTTCCCCGAAGCTGCTGTATGAGCATACGGGGTATATGTGGGACGGCAAGAAGTAAGCGGTAAATAAAAAGGCCTCACATTCGTTGCTTGAGCGAGTGTGAGGTCTGATTTTTATGGTTTGGTGACACGAAAATTTCTTGGTGCTTTATGAGATGATTGGTCTCGAAATTATATTTTGGAGGTATGAACTATGAAAGACGAAACTAAAAGACTGATCGGACTGCTGTGGGCCAGCAAAGGGCATATGATTGTTGGCGGTGTGGTAGGCATTGCAGGAATTGCATTTGCAATGCGCGGAGCATACTGGGAAGGAGCACATGCTATGCTTGCTGGCTTGGGCAGAATTGATCCGGAGAAAACTAAGGAAATAGTTGCCGAAATGGAGTGTAAAGACTAACCCGACAACGGAGGCGTGGAGAAATCTGCGTCTCTTATTTATTTAACCAACGAGATACTGTGGATGGGGAAACTTGCAAGAGCGAAGCTATATCAATGCCCTTAACGCCGTTCTTGGCTAAGTCTCTAGCCAAAATTGATTTAGCAGTAGACACCCCTTGGGGAAGAACATACGTAGTGAAAATTTGTGTTCCTTCTTTAGTAATGATTTTTGTTTTCATCACACCGTTAGAAAAAACTGCTTTTGCAACTTTTGCCCCAGTTTTGTGGTTTGTTTTGAAGAAAACCTCAATGGCATCCCTTAAACTGGTTGGATTTATAACTCTTGCTAAACTAGAACCCATAATATCCTCCTATGTAACAGTTCTAATGGCGGCCAAGTGCATCGGATTACTGCTACCGGCCTTTACTGGCGTAAGTATACCATACCAAATCGTGAACAAACAATGATATGAAAGGTTAAAATTTTATGAAGTTGATTAAAAATAATATATTATGGGTTCGGCCGCCCTGATTTGCTTGACTATGGGCAGAGCACATGATATCCTTGATACATGACGAATAGGAGGTGCTTTTTATGGCACGGACGGTAAAATGCCCTGGCTGCGGTGCGGATCTTACGGTGAGAGATGACAACCGAGATTTCATGTTCTGCGAGTTTTGTGGAACTAAGGTTCGGCTCGATGACTATCAGGAGACGCATCGGTTTGTGGATGAAGCACGGATCCAAGAGTCCAAGGATGCGAAGGAACTTGAACTCAAGAAAATGGAGTTTGAGGAGCGGAAACGAAAGGAAGATCTGAAAAGTGCCTTTGCAATTATCAAGGTGTCATTAGGAATAACGCTTGGTGGACTGGGAATTTTAATGATAGGCGCAATTTTGGAAACACTTGGCGTTATTAAATGAACGATTTCTGCCCATTTTATTTTTCGCAATTTTTGGGATTTTTCGAGAAAACGTCAAAAAAGTGCCATTTTTGTGGCCAAAAACCCACTTTGTGGCCAAAAATTTATATAAAAATGGCCACAAAATTTAACGTAAATACGTTAAAAATACGCCGTTTGGCCAAAAACCCACTTTTTTCTTTAACTTACTTAAAAAAATGAAAAAATATATATAGTAATAGAGGATAAAAAACGGGTTTTTGGCCACAGCGAGTTTTTACTTGTAAATGCGCGCCCAAGGGTGTATCATAGAACCATAGTGTACGAACGTAACGCTTCCGATTCTACGAGGTGAAAACCATGAGCTACATGGATGAGCTGGCAAGAAAATGGCGCGAACACGACCGCTCTTTTGAAGGGCGAGATGTTCTTCCGAATGGCGATGAGGTTTGGACTTATACCACACTAGAACTTGGTCTTCCAGTATTATGGCTGAAACACCCGGATGGCTCATTTGAGTATCGAGTGATTCACACTCCAGGTTATGATCAGGATACCGGTGAGCATTGGTGCTGGGAATGCCACAAGATGCTTGCACATTGCGGCGACATCTGGAAATGCAATCAATGCGGTAATGAGATTGAAAATCAAGATATTGATATCCTCTCATCGCCGACAGAAGAAGCCAGTTATCCAGATGATAATCTTGAGCCTGAGTCGGAATGGTTAGATTGATATTTGCATTTTATGCCTCTGCGCGAAAAACGCAGGGGCTTTTTCTTTTGCTCTGAAAATTCCTAAAAATTCACATTTTTTCCTAAAAACTCACGCGAGAAAAACATCCCCTTTTATGGGGGAATAGAATGCGTCTCAGGATGCACTATTCCTCTTATTTTTGGAGGTTGTATCATGCTCGAAAACAAATTCAAGACAGGATTGATAAGGGAGCTGAAAGAACGCTTTCCTGGCTGCATGGTTGTCCATCTTGACCCAAACGAGATTCAGGGAATCCCCGATCTCTTGGTTCTCTACGGCACAACATGGGGTGCATTGGAGGGCAAGAAGTCAGCGAGTGCATCTCATCGTCCAAATCAGGACTATTACGTTCACCAGATGGACGAGATGAGTTTTGCGGCCTTTATCTATCCTGAAAACAAGGAGGAAGTTCTTAATGAACTGGCGAGATCATTCGAGGCTCACGGGGAAACATGCCCTCCTCGGAGCAAGTAACTACCATTGGTTGAACTATGACGCAGATAGATTGACCAATGCAGTTCTCAATTACCAGGCGAAGGAACGGGGAACACGGCTGCACGCATTTGCAGCAGAGTGCATTGATCTGAAGCAAAAACTGCCGAAGAACAAGAAAACCCTCAATACCTACGTGAACGATGCCATTGGTTTCCGCATGGATACCGAGCAGGTGCTGTATTACAGCGACAACTGCTATGGAACTGCGGATGCCATTTCGTTCAACGATGGGTTCCTTCGCATCCACGACTTAAAAACCGGAGCTGTTCCTGCACATATGGAGCAGCTCTATATTTATGCCGCTCTGTTCTGTCTGGAGTACGGATACCACCCGAAAGATATTCGGATGGAGCTCCGTATCTACCAGAACGATGAAGTTTGGGTCGAGAACCCCACTGAAGAGGAAATCAGCCCCGTCATCGCTAAAATCAAAGAGTTCGACCCGATCATCACTGATATTTTGTTAGGAGTGGCAGCATGAATCCGATTGAAAAAGACCTCCGTTCTTATTTTGGCATCACTTCCGAAAGCAATATCCTGGAGCACTATGGTACCAAGCGGCATTCTGGTCGCTATCCTTGGGGTTCCGGCGATAATCCGTATCAGCATTCCGGCGATTTCCTGTCTCGTGTGGAAGTTCTGAAGAAGAAAGGGCTGTCTGAGAAAGATATTCTGGAGAGCATTAATGACTCTCTTCCGAAAGAGTATCAGATGAGCCTGTCCGAATTCCGTGTGGCAAAGCGAACTGCCATTCATGAGCGGAAAACATCAGAATACGAGCAGATCCATAAGCTGAAAGACGAAGATCACCTTGGCTGGACTGAAATTGCCAACCAGCTTGGAATGAGCGAATCGAGCGTTCGATCCAAATATGCCGGAAATGCAGACAAAAAAGCGCAGCGTGCAAAAAACATCGCCGAAACTCTGAAAAAAGAAGTCGATAAAAAGGGAATGATCGATGTTTCGGAGGGCGCAAACTTTGCGTTGGGCGTAACTGATACTGAACTTCAGGATGCGGCATATACGTTAGAGGCCGAATACGGTTATAAGCGTTACGGCGTAGGCATTAAGCAACCGACAAACAATCGCCAGCAGACCAATATCATGGTGCTTGCGAAACCAGAGTTCGATCAGAAGTATGCCTACAATCATCAGGAACAGATCGATTCACTTGGCGATTATCATACAGATGATGGCGGCGAGACCTTCACGAAGCTTCAGCGCCCCTCTAGTCTGGATTCCAGTCGAGTTGCAATTCGTTATGGCGATGAAGGCGGTCTGGATAAAGACGGTGTCATGGAAATTCGCCGTGGTGTTCCTGACCTTGATCTCGGCAAGAGCCATTATGCGCAGGTTCGCATCCTTGTTGACGGCGACCATTATCTGAAGGGCATGGCAGTCTATTCTGATGATCTGCCGGATGGTGTGGACGTTATGTTCAACACCAATAAGCCTTCTGGCACGCCCAAGATGAAGGTCCTTAAAGAAGCAAAAGCGGATCCTGACAACCCGTTTGGCGCAGCTATCAAGGCCAACGGCCAGAGTATGTATATCGGTGATGACGGCAAAGAGCACCTCTCGCCGATCAACAAGCTGAAGGAGGAAGGCGACTGGGACACAATGTCTCGGAATGTCTCTTCTCAGTTCCTTTCCAAGCAGCCCAAGAAGCTGATTGAGAATCAGTTGAAGCTTACCGTTGCGGATTATCAGGCGCAGTATGACGAGATCATGCACTATGATAATCCTACGGTCAAAAAGAAGCTGCTCTACGATTTTGCTGATACCGTCGAAGGAACGTCCATGACCCTGAAAGCGTCTGCTTTCCCGGGCCAGTCCACGAAGGTTATCCTGCCAATCAATAAGATCAAGGAGACCGAGGCTTATTGCCCCACCTATGAGAATGGCACCAGGCTTGCACTGATCCGTTATCCCCATGCAGGTACCTTTGAGATTCCCATCGTGACTGTCAACAACAAGAATGTCAGCGGCAAGCGGAATCTCGGTGCAATTCAGGATGCAATCGGTATCAATGCAAAGGTTGCAGAGCGGCTGTCTGGTGCTGATTTCGATGGCGACACAGTCATGGCAATCCCGGTTACTGACAAAGTCAACATTAAGTCCACCCGTGCGCTGAAAGCATTGGAAGGATTTGATCCCAAGACCGCTTATGCAGTTCCTGAAGACAATCCAAATAATGTCAGGTTGATGAAGAAAGAAGACAAGCAGCGCGAAATGGGCGTGATTTCCAACCTCATCACTGACATGACACTGCGTGGTGCCGACGAGGACGAGCTGGCACGTGCCGTTAAACACTCCATGGTCGTTATCGATGCTGAAAAACATAAGTTGGACTACAAGCGGTCTGAGCAGGAGAATGGCATTCCCGAGCTGAAGCAGAAGTGGCAGATTCGTGTGGATGAGGAAGGCGCTATACACTATGGTGGCGCATCCACGCTCCTGTCTCGCCGTAAGCAGACGGTTCGTGTACCCGAGCGCCGTGGTAGTATTCGAGTCGATAAGGAAACTGGTGAATACATCTACAAAGAAAGTGGACGTACCTTCGTTGACCCTAAGACGGGTAAGGAACGTAAGGCCGAGGACACGGTCAGTCTTATATCGGAGACCAAAGATGCGCGAACACTGTCTTCTGGTACTATTCAGGAGAACCTGTACGCGGACTTCTCTAACAAGTTGAAGGCTATGGCCAATCAGGCGCGCAAAGAGGCGGTAAATATGAAGGGACTTGAATACAGTCCTTCTGCCGCCAAGACCTATGCGCCTGAGGTTGCTTCTCTGAAAGAAAAGTATAACAACATGATCGCTAACAAGCCTAAAGAGCGCAAAGCAATGCTGATTGCGAACGCGAATATTAAGGCGAAGATTCAGGAACAGGGGCTTGATCCCAACATTTCGGAAGATAAGAAGGTAATCAAGAAGATCTCTTCTGTCGAGATGCAGCGTGCTCGCGATTCTGTTGGTGCAAGCGGACGCAAGTCCAAGGTTACCTTCACGGACAGAGAATGGGAAGCTGTTCAGGCTGGCGCAATTTCCGACAATATGTTGACGAAGTTCCTTAATTCGTCTGATTCTGACGAAATTGTAAAGCGTGCAATGCCGAAAGCAACGGCTACGTTGTCTTCTGCCAAATTGGCAAAGGCAAAAGCAATGCTCAATCTTGGCGCGTCATATGATGAGGTTGCCAAGGCATGCGGTGTGCCTAAATCTACGATTTACAGCGCACTCGACAAGTAACAATCTATTAAGAAAGAGGCTTTGAATAATGGTTCGGTGCTTTCTCACCACTTTTGATAACCCGTACAGTCCGTACGATGAGTTCGAGAAGTGGTATCAGTATGATATCGCACATGGCTACAACTCTTCCGGTTTGCTTATGAGGATCGCCGAGACCTCCTCTCAGTTCACGGACAATGAAAACGCCTATGAAATTGAGAAGGCAATCGACAAGATCGTTGCTGCCGACCCGATAAACATTTACAAGAAGCTCAAGATTACTGTGCCCGACGAGGACACGCTCGGCCAAACCGCGTAAACCATAGGGAGGGGGTCTCAAAATCGACACCCCCTCTCAAATCGCGCCGGTCTTTGATATTTCCTCGGAGGGAAAATTGATATTTGGGCTTTAAGAAGAAAAAACGCCAGTATCCACGTGGTGTGTAGGTACTGACGTTTTTACATTTTATACGGTTCGATCTAACTCCAGCTTTTTGCACTTATCTGCAATCCACAGGAGAGTCTTCGTAATATTCTCCAAGATCTCTTCACGAGATACAGGAGCAAATTTGACCTTGGTAAAGTCATCGTAAGTGACTTTATCAATTAGAATCATATCGTCCATTCTATATCACCACCTTTCCTAGTAGAATGAACGATTCAAATGAGACTTACAGGTCAACCTCCGAGATAAGTATAAGTGCATTTGTATGCGCAGTCAAGTCGAAACGGGACATAATCGCCGAGGTTCTGGGGTGTAGACCGGGGCTTCGGCGGTTTTTGCAAGGGCTCATGGGAGTAGTATCCTCCTATATATTTGGGTTCAGGGCTTTCACGATGTTCAACCTCCATTGGGCATGATCTGCTTTTTCTTCTCCTTTCAAATGAGACAGGCTTAACTGGTACTACTGCGACTCCCATGAACCCTTGCAAAAGCAAAATAGGAATATGAAACGAGGTTATTGCAATGAAACCTAAGAAGTCTGCTCCGGGCGAAATGTCGGCTGCAACTTCGCGGCCTGCAAGAACCCCGGAAGCACAAGAAAACTATATGATCAACCTGGCGATGAAGCTGGTTGAGAGACGACTGCTGGAAGGTACGGCATCCAGCGCTGAGACGACCCATTTTCTGAAGCTGGCGACCTCCAAGAACGAGTTGGAGAAAACAAAGCTGGAAGAGGAAAACAAGCTGCTGAGGGCAAAGACTGAGACACTCCAGAATGCAAAGCACTCCGAGGAGATGTACGAGAAGGCCATTGCTGCCATGAAGAAATACAACGGCTTGGGAGAGGATGACGAGTATGACATTAATTGACGTTGCATTTGCCCTGAGCATGGTTGTGATTATTATTTTCGTACCACTATTCTTTGACGAGTGGGTCGAGAAGCACACCCAGAGTTATGCGCTTGAGATATTTGCGCATTTCGGAATGCCTGCGCTACTGTGGTGTGTAATGTTGGTACTATATGAATTGCTGCGTAAGAATGGGGTAGTTGGGTGAAATGTCAATAACGAATATCCAGATGCTATTGGCTGTACTGTGGTTATGCAGTTTTGCAATCTTCATGGTGGCCGTATACTTGGGGGAGCATCCGGAAAATGCTGTAAGTACGACCATGCTGTATGTTCTCGGGGTACTGTCTGGGGTTATTGCACTCTGCGAGATACTGGAGTTGTTTGCATGAAAAGCTACACGGAACTTTGCACGCTGCCGACATACGAGGAGAGGCTGGAGTATTTACAGCTGCACGGGGAAGTGGGGAGAGATACCTTTGGGTTTGACCGATGGCTGAACCAGGACTTCTACCAATCGAGAGAGTGGCGGCAGTTCAGGGACAGAATCATCGCCCGGGACATGGGATGCGACCTGGGGTGCAAAGACCATCCGATCACAGACTGGGTGCTGCGGGACGGAAGGCCGATCCGACCGAAGATCTCCATCCACCACATAAACCCCATAACAAAAAATGACGTTCTCCAGCACAGCGAAAAGCTGCTTGATCCGGAGAACGCCATTTGTGTTTCGGCGGCAACGCACAAGGTAATCCATTACGGAACGGGAAAGGGCCCAAAGCTGCCGGACGGAGAAAGAAGACCGGGCGACACCTGCCCATGGATAAAAACATGAATAAGTTACAAGAAGAAACTGACAATGGCTAAGGCGACAAAAAGCAAAACGACACCGACTTGGATGTACATTCCGTGATCACCGAGAAAATCAAGAGTTCTTTCGAGAATATGCTTGACTCTATCGATAAATTCGGTGACCGAAAATTCTGGAATATGGCGGTTCACTATTTCTGCATAGGTGCGAAGTTCTTCGTTATCATCGTCCGAATCCATTTGACGACTGCTTGGCTCATCAGATAAAGAATCATCGGGCTTGAACTGTGATCCGCAATAAGGACACTCGAGAAATGCACCGTGGTCATCCATTTTTACAGGAGCACCGCAGTTTGGACAGGTGTAAGACTGCATATATTGCCTCCGAAGTATAAGAAATACCGCTCGAGATAAGTATATCAATCCATATGTTGTATGTAAAGAAGAAAGTCTGATATCCAGTGGAGGAAATGAGTATGTACCAGAAAAAAGCATTTAACCGGCGAGAGCAGGACTATGCCATGGGGCTGCGGCGGAAGCTGGAAGAGGCAGAGGCGATGCTCCAGCACCTTGCACCGAGCCGCGCGAGAAGCCTGGCGCTGACCAAGCTGGACGAGGCACTGCTCTGGGCGAACGTGGGTATTGCGGAAGCTGGGCTTCAGCAGGGCTATACGGCTGCTCCGCGGAACAGGGGCTTTGACTTTGACGATGCTCTGGCCACGAATGTGGATGGGCAGCAGGTGCGGGCAACACGGGCCGGGGATATTACGCTTGATGGGATGAAGATTGTCCCGCGGAGGGATGAGAATCAGGCTGTGACCGCACAAAACGCTGCTCCGAGTGCTGGGGGAGATCTCGTTTTGCTGAAGCCTGGTCAAGTGGCGATTGATGCGGGGAGGCTGGCCAAGCTGGTCGAGGAGAGTGCACAGAAAGAAGCAGCCATGGGGAAGGACGGTGCGTCCCACCATCTGGCCGAACTGGAACTGCTGGCGAGGGCTCAGAAGGACTGGTACTACGCCATGATGAGCTACATTATGGGTGGCGACAGCGATGCCGAGGAGGAATCAAAATGAATTCGATCCTGACGAGCGTAAAGAAGCTGCTGGGCATTGCCGAGGAGTGCACCGACTTTGATGCGGACATCATCATGTACATCAACATGGCGCTGTTTGCACTGGTGCAGATGGGTGTGGGGCCCGGCGAGGGGTACGCCATTTCCGGGAAAGAAAACGAATGGACGGAGTTCGTTGCCGACCCGGTGAAGGTGGAAGCGGTGAAGGCTTACGTGGCCGTGAAGGTACGGTTGCTGGGCTTTGACCCGCCCCAGAGCAGCACCACCATGGAAGCGCTGAAGAATACCGCCTCCGAGATGGAATGGCGGCTGAACGTGGAGCATGACAACACATGGGATGGACAGTAGCAGCGCGATGGGTGGAGCACTGGATGGAAACACCGGAGAAAAAGGACTGGTTTGGACGGGTAACGCAGGATATTTGCAACGGATGCGCCCGACAGGGAACATGCGAATGCCCGGATGATATCCGATGCTTTTACACCCTGGACAAGCCCTTTTACCGACCCAAAGCATGAACGAGTGAAACGGAGCAAGACGAGGAACCAAAATGGCATTATCGAACACGGCCACGCCGATCTACTACGGCCGTTTTCGGGAGGCCGTGATGCGTGGCGAAATACCCGTATGCCGGGAAATTGCCATGGAGATGGAGCGGATCGACGACCTGATCGCCAACCCGGGCATCTACTATGACGACAAGGCGGTGAACGGCTTTATCTCCTTTTGCGAGGATGAGCTGACCCTGACCGACGGCACCGATGTGAAGCTGCTGGACAGTTTCAAGCTATGGGCTGAAGAAATCTTTGGGTGGTACTACTTTGTGGAACGAAGCGTCTTTGTGCCGAACGAGCGCGGAGGCGGCGGACACTACGAGACCCGGCGGCTGAAAAAGCGGCTGGTGACAAAGCAATACCTCATCATTACCAGATCGGCCGCGAAAACCATGTATCTGGAGTTTTTGCAGGCGTACTTCCTGACGGCGTACACCACCACGACCCAGCAGCTGACCACCGCCCCGACCATGAAACAGGCCGAGGAGGTGCTGGCACCCTTCCGCACTGCATTGGCGCGGGCAAAGGGGCCGGTGTTCCAGTTTATGACCGAGGGCAGCCTGCAAAACACCACCGGCTCCAAGGCAGACCGGGTGAAGATGGCTTCCACTAAGAAGGGCATCGAGAACTTTTTAACCAACAGCCTGCTGGAAGTGCGCCCGATGACCATTGAGAAGCTGCAAGGACGGCGCGACACTGTGGCGACCGTGGACGAGTGGCTCTCCTGCGACATCCGGGAAGACCCCATTGGTGCCATTGAGCAGGGCGCAGCCAAGAACGAGAATTATCTCATCGTGGCGGCTTCCTCCGAGGGCACGGTGCGCAACGGCTGCGGCGACGACATCAAAATGGAGTTGATGAGCATCCTGAAAGGGGAGTACGTCAACCCACATGTGTCCATCTGGTACTACAAGCTGGATTCCATCGAGGAAGTGGGCCAGCCGGAGATGTGGCTGAAGGCCAACCCGAACCTGGGCAAGACCGTGAGCTACGAGACCTACCAGTTGGACGTGGAGCGTGCGGAGAAATCCCCCAGCGCCCGGAACGATATTCTGGCCAAGCGCTTCAACCTGCCCATGGAGGGCTACACCTATTTCTTCCCCTACGAGGAGACCCTGTGCCACAGGAAGAGAAGCTTCTGGCAGATGCCCTGTGCTATGGGCGCGGACCTTTCCATGGGCGACGACTTCTGCGCCTTTACCTTCCTGTTTCCGCTGTCCAACGGATATTTTGGGGTCAAGACGCGGGACTACATCACATCCTACACCCTCAGCCAGCTTCCGGCTTCGAGACGGCAGCAGTATGAGGAATTCATGCGGGAAGGGACCCTGTTCGTGTTTGACGGCACGGTTCTGGACATGATGCAGGTGTACGATGACCTGGACAACTTTATCATGGAGAACGAGTACGACGTACGGGCGTTTGGCTACGACCCCTACAACGCACAGGAGTTCGTGAAGCGCTGGGGCGATGAAAACAGTACCTTTGGTGTTGTGAAAGTGATCCAGGGCGCAAAGACCGAAAGCGTGCCGCTGGGTGAGCTGAAAAAGCTGAGCGAACAGCGGAAGCTGCTGTTTGACGAACAGCTGATGCAATTTGCCATGGGCAACTGCATTACGCTGGTGGACACCAACGGCAACCGGAAGCTCTACAAACAGCGGCAGGATCAGAAGATCGATGCCGTGGCTGCCATGATGGACGCTTACGTGGCATGGAAACAGAACCGGGATGCGTTTGAATAAAACGGAACCGCCAGCGTATCACGAAACAGAACGTAGTACGCTGGCGGTTACTTGTTTTTAGATCTTTTGATAAACACTTCCGTCAGAACGGAGGTAGAGTTCGGATGGCTCGGAGGGCTTGTCCAGTGCTTCTTCAATAAACGCAAGAAGCGGAGTCTCCGATTGCGAACTCAGAGTGTCGTACAATTTCAGAACTTTATGTTCGCTCTGTGATACATCGCCTTTCAGCAGGCCCTTTTTCTTACTTTCAAGGTCCTTGTTGATCCTGTCGGAGAATTTTGTTATGGCACTGATCATGCGGTTCTGCGTCAGTGCAAACAGAGGCTTTGCATCCGCGCTGATATTTGCAAGATAGGATTGGTTCCAGTTTTGCGAATAATACGCTTCCATGATCGTGCTGATGGCGTAAAGCTGCGAGGCGAGATCAATTCCTTGTTTGTTCTGCAATACAGTTTTTGCTTGATTTTCGTTGGACTTTGCAGCAGCAGAACTCTCCAGCTGCTCTGTGTAAAATTCTATGTCCGCAACCGCTTTGATTTTTGCTCGCTGAAGATTCCCGATCGTAGCCATGCGCTGCGGTTCACTGAGCATGATAGTTGCGTAATTTGCGAGCGCATATTTTACGAAGGTAAGCTCTGACAGCAGCTCAGTACGCTTGGATGCCTGAAGGAATGCCAGAAGGTCGTCCAGCTTCCGGTTGACCTCTGTCAGCTTGGAGCTGATATCTGCAAGAAAATACTGGCCTGTTGCAAAAGATGCTACACTGAACATCTGGAAGGCAGCAACTGCTGTGGGATTGACCTTATACAGAGATGCACTTCCGGCAAAACTGCCTGCTGCGTCTATCATTGTGGTGGACTGACCGCCCTGATGGAGGTTCATTAAAGCCCCCTGAATGCCCTTCGGAAAATGGAGAATATACAGATTGGATGCCGTGCCAGCCACAAGCTGCGCAGGAACCAGCTGTAGAAGGGCGTTTGCTGTAATGACAGCCTGCTCCGGAAATTTAATCTTCCGAAAGCGGGATGTATCGCCAAAATCAAAAGAAACATCGCTTGCGGTCACTTCGCAATTAAGGTTCTGCATGGAAAGCTGTTTGTCGTCCGCCATGGTGAGTCCTCCTCATGTTGATATGTTTATCATACAGCATAGGAAAGTAATTTGCAATAGAAAATCGAAAGGGGCAGAAATGTGGCGATGGAATGATGGTACAACGGAACTGTACCATTACGGAATCAAAGGTATGAAGTGGGGTGTTCGGAGGACAAAAGAACAACTCGCGCATGACCGATATTCAATCGAAGCGAGAGCTGCTCGGAAATTCAGAAAACCATTTTATACCTCAAATGGTGTCCTTGTGAAAGGTCTATCGATTCATGCACTGGACCGTACCCAAGACCCTACCAGACAGGTGACTCTGGAAGGATTGCTGGATGCGTTGCAAAAGCCGCTAAACTCTGATACAATAAAGGTGCGGTATAATGAAAAGGGACAGCCTAGTCAACGGTTTATTGGTCAGCACGCTACGGTAAACGTAAACCCCGAAAATGGCTGTGTCACGACTGTCTGGAAAACAGGGCATGATACAATCCGAAAATACACTAAGAGGTGATCCATGATGCTTACCGAGAAACAGATCGATTTTTTGAAAAGTCTGGGGCTTGATTACGATTATACCAAAATCGATAATTTTTCCGATGAGTGGGCCGAAATCGAAGAACGAGTCGGCGATGAACTGGAATATCGGGGGCTGGATGACAATTACTTTCCAAATGAGATAGGAACGATGTGTGAATCTATTTTAGACATCATTCCGTAATACGGTACATCTGAACGCATCAGCTTAATTGCTGGTGCGTTTTTTTGTTTGTGAGGAGGTGAACATTATGGTATACAGGGATGAACTTTATCATTGGGGCATCAAGGGCATGAAATGGGGCGTGCGACGATACCAGAACAAGGATGGTACGCTTACTTCTGAAGGAAAGAAACACTATAGTCAAGATCACGAGGACTATACACGAGCACATACAAAGAAAAGTGTCCGTGAAATGAGTGACAGCGAACTGAATGCTCGAATCAATCGATTGCAGAAAGAGCAACAGTATGAACGGCTTACTGCTTCTCCCAGCAAGCTACAGAAAGCCATTAAAATTGCCGGAGCAACTGCCACGGCGCTTGGGACTGTTACAACGCTTTATAATAATGGTTCGAACGCGATGAAGCTCGGCAAGAGTATTGTTGAATCTGGGGCGTTTAAGAACGCTGTTGTTGGATGCGCACTGACCGCAACGATGAAGGCACATGGTGCGTAAGGAGGAAAAAATGCAAGTTTATAAAGATGAGCTGTATCATCATGGTATCAAGGGCATGAAGTGGGGTGTACGGCGTTACCAGAACCCTGATGGTACTTTAACTGCGGCGGGAAAGAAAAAATATGGCGACCCTGATCGTAAGCTTACAAGTTATCAAAAAACAATGTATCGAATGGACTATGGCGTTAAAGGCGCAAACCGAATCGAAAAGGATTATTCCAAGGGAATGGATAAAAAGACCGCTGTGGAGAGAGAAAAGAAGCGAATTGCACGAGGAAAGGCTGTTTCAAGGGCGGTAGCAAGCGTATATGTCTATGACTATCTGACTGGAGGTAAAGTTAGTTCGGCTGCTAAAAATGCGGCCAAACATGCCGTAGCAAGGGTGCTCACAAATATGGCGGCGGAAAAAGCGTATAAGAACGAAACGAGAGGCCGTATGTACGCTCAATACACAGAAGTGTAAGCCGGAGGGAATCAAAATGACATCACAAACCTTTGGCTCCAGACTGAGACACGCCTGGAATGCGTTTTTGAACCGTGATCCCCCCGGAAGAAGCAGCGAAGGATACAGCTACCGCCCCGACCGGGTAAGGCTGAACCGAAGCAATGACCGGACGATCATGACGGCCATCAACACCCGCATTGCAATGGACGCTGCGGCAATTACCATCAATCATGTAAGGCTCGATGAAAACGGACGCTACGACGAAACCGTTGATTCGGGCCTTAATTCTTGCCTGAACCTTTCCGGCAATAAGGACCAGACGGGCCGGGCACTGCGATATGATATGTTCCTTTCCATGCTGGATGAGGGATGCATTGCGCTGGTGCCCATTGACGTGGACTACGATGGGAAGACCGGTAAGACCCGGATCGAATCCATGCGGGTGGGAAAGGTGCTGGAATGGTACCCGGACGACGTGCGGCTGGAAGTGTACAACGACCGGACCGGACGGAAAGAGGAAATCACCCTGCCGAAGACACAGGTGGCCCTGGTGGAGAACCCGTTCTATGCCGTGATGAACGAGCCCAACGGCACGGTGCAGCGCCTGATCCGGAAGCTGAACCTGATGGACGTGATCGACGAGCAGGTGGGCAGCGGCAAGCTCGACCTGATCATCCAGCTGCCCTACGTTGTGAAGGGCGAGACCCGGAAGAAACAGGCCGAAGAACGGCGGGCACAGATCGAACAGCAGCTCGCCGGTTCCAAATACGGCATTGCCTACACCGATGGCACGGAGCATATCACGCAGCTGAACCGCAGCCTCGAAAACAACCTTCTGAAAACCGTGGAGTACCTGACCAACATGGCATACAGCCAGTTGGGTATCACCCCGGAGATCATGAACGGTACTGCTTCCGATGCTGTGATGACCAACTACGAGAACCGCACCATCGAACCCATTGTGGCGGCTGCCGTGGACGAGATCCGGCGGAAGTTCCTGACCGAGGACGACCGGGCGAACCGGGAATCCGTGATGTACTTCCGCGACCCGTTCAAGCTGACCCCTGTTTCCGCCGTTGCCGAAATGGCCGACAAGTTTACCCGCAACGAGATCATGACCTCCAACGAGTTCCGGCAGGCCATTGGCATGAAACCCAGCAAGGACCCCAAGGCAGATGAACTGCGGAATGCAAACATCAGCCAGAGCAGTGAGGAAATTGCGGCGCAGAACAAAACAATCACGGCAGGGCGGGATGCCGTAGAGAGGAGTATTGCAAATCAAAATGGTTAATTTTGACTACGATTGCAGCGGCTGGGCAACGAAAGCGAACGTCCGGTGCTATGACGGGTTGGTGATCGCACAGGATGCCTTTAAGGAGTGCAGCGGCAAGGTTGTGCCCATGGTGTACAACCACGACCACGCCAACGTGGACAATGTGATCGGCCACTGCCTGCTGGAGAACCGGCCAGGTGGCGTGTACTGCTATGCCAAATTCAACGACACCGACACCGGCAAGACCGCAAGACAGTGCGTGGAGAGCGGCGACCTGAGCGCCTTTTCCATTTTTGCCAACGGCCTGAAGAAGGTGGGCAGCACCGTGAAGCACGGCTTTATCCGGGAAGTGAGCCTGGTACTGGCCGGATGCAACCCGGGTGCCCTGATCGACGAGGTGGTAAAGCACAGCGCCGATGAGGACTACGAGGGCGGCGAGGCCTTTATCTATAACGAGGACGGCCTGAGCCTGACCCATGGCATGGACCCCGAGGGCAACCCGCTGGAAGACCTTACACACAGTGCGGACAGCGGCGATGCCGTGACCGACGACAAAGTAACACAGGAGGAAGCCAAAATGGCGGACGAAAAGAACATGAACAAAGAAGAGACCGTTGAGGATGTGTTCAACACCCTGACGGAGAAGCAGAAAAATGTCGTATACGCGATCATTGGCTCTGTTATGCCCAGTGAAAAGGACGATGACGGTGAGGAGGACGATACCGTGAAGCAGAATGTTTTCGACAAGGATACCAACGCAACCGTGCTGAAGCACAGCATCGATGAGATCAACAACGTGGTCAAGACCGCAAAGAGCCACGGCACCATGAAGGCTGCCTTTGAGGATGCCGGCATGGACAGTGACGAGCTGGCCCACAGCATCGACAACATCGACTGGCTGTTCCCTGAGGATCACCTGCTGGACACCACGCCCCGCATCATCGACAAGCCCGACGACTGGGTGAGCGTGGTCATGGGCGCTGTGCACCACATTCCCTTCAGCCGGTTCAAGAGCATGTTTGCTGACCTGACCGAGGAGGATGCCCGCGCAAAGGGTTACTTCAAGGGCAACTTCAAGAAGGAAGAGGTCTTTGGCCTGCTGCGCCGCTCCACCAGCCCCACCACCGTATACAAGAAGCAGAAGCTGGACCGCGACGACGTGATCGACATTACCAGCTTTGACGTTGTGGCATGGCTGAAGCAGGAGATGCGCCTGAAGCTGAACCGTGAGCTGGCTCTGGCTTACCTGCTGGGCGACGGTCGTCTGGCTGCTTCTGAGGACAAGATCGACGAGAACTGCATCCGTCCTGTGTTCAACGACAGCGACCTGTTTACCATCAAGGTCCAGTGCAAGACCACCGGCCTGACCACCGTGGAGGACAAGTACAAGGCCCTGATCAAGCAGATCATCCGTGCCCGCAAGGACTACCGCGGCTCCGGCACTCCGACCCTGTTCACCACCGAGGACGCTCTGACCGAGATGCTCCTGCTGGAGGACGGCATCGGCCACCCGCTGTATGCCGATGAGGCTGCTCTGGCCCGCAAGCTGCGTGTTGCAAAGATCGTGACTGTGCCCGAGATGGAGGGCCGCAAGGGTGCCAAGGGCGGCGACCTGGTCGCTATCGTTGTCAACCTGGCCGATTACACTGTGGGTGCTGACAAGGGCGGCGCTGTTTCCATGTTCGATGACTTCGACATCGACTTCAACGCGCAGAAGTACCTGATCGAGACCCGCTGCTCCGGCGCTCTGACCACCCCGTTCAGCGCAATGGCCGTTGAGTGGGCCGCTTAACCCGTTGTGGGAAAGGAGAGAAACCTATGCTGAAACCCTATTACGAGACCGGCTATGACCTGCATGTGGCAAACTACATTGCCTATGGCCATTCCGACAACAAGCTGTACGAGGATGCCGCCCACACCACCGAGGTGAAGAAGGCAGATGCCGAGAAGGCATTCAAGCTGGGCCGCCTGATGATTGACGACGGCACCAACGTGCTCCAGGCTGTGGCAATGACCGCCACTGGCTTTATCACCTACGACGGCAGCGCTGCGGCAACCTGGACGGCAAAGGCAGAGGACTGAGTTTTCAGCCCTTTTAGTTAGTTGTAACTAATCAAAATGGAGTGAGAAGAGATGAAATACAGCGGAAAGCTTGGCTTTGCCGATGAGGTAGAAGAGACTGCCCCCAGTGTATTTACCGAAAAGATGACAGAACGCCAATATTTTGGCGATGTACTGGAATTTGGACGGCAGATGCAGCTGGGGGACAAGGTGAACCCTGACATCACGGTGGGAAACCAACTGAGCATTGTAGCCGACCCGTTTGCACGAGATCATCTCTACAAGCTCCGGTATGCGACGTTCATGGGACAGAAATGGCAGGTATCCAGCGTGAAGGTACAATACCCGCGCCTGATCCTGACCCTGGGAGGGCTCTGGAATGGATGCACGACTGAAGGTTGACGCACTCTTACGCGAAGTGCTGAAAGAGAATACCGCGTCGATCCACCTCTATTTTCAGCCGAAAGCTGGATTCCAGCTCCAATATCCCTGCATCGTGTACAGCGAAAGCAGAATCCGAAACAACCATGCGAATGACCGGGTCTACATTCAGCATCCGTTCTACACGGTGACCGTGATGGACAGAGATCCGGACAGCAAAATCAAAGCGGCCGTAAGTGCGTTACCAAAATGCACCTACGACCGCTCTTTTGTTTCGGATGGATTATACCACACCGTATTTACGATCTACACTTAAGAAGGAGGAAGTTTATGGCAAGACTGATTTGGGATGCCGTTGGCGAAAAGTTTTACGAGATGGGCACCAAGATGGGTGTCCTGTACCCCATGGCAAACGACGGCAACTATGAGAACGGCGTGGCCTGGAATGGCCTGACCGCTGTGACCGAGAGCCCCCCCGGCGCTGAGGAGACCAAGCTCTACGCCGACGACATCAAGTATGCTTCTCTGCGCAGTGCCGAGGAGTACGGCTACACCATCGAGGCATACACCTACCCGGACGAGTGGGCTCCCTGTGATGGTTCCGCAGAGGTCACCAAGGGCGTGAACATTGGCCAGCAGAAGCGCAAGGGTTTTGGCTTCAGCTGGGTGACCACCATGGGCAACGACATTTCCGACGAAGTGGGTCAGAAGATCCACGTTGCATGGAACAGCACTGCCTCTCCCAGCGAGAAGAGCTATGCCACCATCAACGATAACCCCGACGCGATCACCTTCAGCTGGGAGTGCACTACCTCCCCCGTGAACGTGACCGGTCACCGCCCCACCAGCCACATGGAAATCGACTGCTCCAAGCTGAAGCCTACTACTGTGAAGGCCATTCAGGACAAGCTGTGGGGCACCGAGTCCGCTGAGGCAACCCTGCCCACCCCGGATGATCTGATCAAGCTGATCACCGAGAGCGAGGCTGCTTAAACCTCTGTTTGAAATAAAGGAGAAGAAAAATGCTGAAAAAGACGATGACGACCGTGGACTTTGGCGGTACCGAGCGGACTGAGGACTACTACTTCAATCTGACCCGCGCCGAGATCATGGAGATGGAGCTGAACACCGAGGGCGGCTTTGTGCAGATGATCAACCGCATCACCGCTGCCCAGAGCCAGCTGGAGCTTGCCAAGCTGTTCAAGCAGATCCTGTGCAAGAGCTACGGTGTGTTGAGCCCGGACGGCCGCAAGTTCGTCAAGAACGAGGCTGTTCTGGCTGATTTCATGGCCACCCAGGCATACAGCGACCTGTACTACAAGCTGGCATCCAATGCAGAGGAGGCCGCCGCATTCTTCGAGGCGATCCTGCCCGAGGATATGAAGGAAGAGGCCAAAAAGGCCGACAAGCAGAACCCCCAGCCCGGCCTGATGGTGCTGGAAGGCCCGAAGAAGGGCACCGACGAGCAGTAAGCCTGCCCTCACAACTGACCGAACATTCAAAATGGAGAGCACTCTGAAAAGAGCGCCTCAATGAAAACACCCCAGGGAGGTGGAGCGGGTGCTGACGTTAAACATTCCGGCAAAGCAGAGCTGGAACGCAAAGACAGAGGAATTTGTCTATTCGGAACCGGTAACGCTGAAACTGGAGCACTCACTGCTCTCCCTGGCTCATTGGGAAAGCAACTGGAATATACCGTTCCTGAGCAATCTGGACAAGCTGACCGTGGAGCAGTGGCTGGACTACATCCGCTGCATGACGGTGACCAAGGGGGTAGACCCCGAAGTGTACGCCAGACTGACCCGGGAACAGTACCGTTCCATTAACGAATATATGGAAGCTCCCATGACCGCAACATGGTTCAGCGGGGAGCCGAGACCCAACGAACGAAAGATCGCAGGAAAGCCCCGGCCCAAACGACCGCCCCGGAAAAGCGGGACCGAGACCACGGCTGAGGTGCTGTACTGCCAGATGTTCCGCTTTGGCATTCCGAAAGAGTGCGAGAAGTGGCATTTGAACCGATTATTGACTCTGATCCGGGTATGCCAGGAGAGCCAGGCACCGGCGAAGAAGATGAGCAAGGGCGACCGGATGGCCCAGCAGCGGATGCTGAACGAGCAAAGAAAGGCCCGGCTGAAGACGAGAGGGTAAGATGCCGAAGGTGATCGTATTTCGCCAAAAGGGCGACTGGAAGAAGAGCCGGAAATTTTTGAAGCGATGCTCGAACCTGAACCTGGATGAGCTGCTTGACCGATACGGACAGGAGGGCGTGGAGGCCCTTGCGAAGGCGACCCCGAAGGACACGGGAAAGACGGCGGCAAGCTGGAGCTACACGGTGGCAAAAGGAAAAGAGAGCATCACCATTACATGGAGAAACTCCAACATCGTGGATGGTGTGCCCATTGCGGTGATCCTGCAATACGGACACGGCACACGAAACGGAGGATACGTAGAGGGCGTGGATTATATCAACCCTGCGATGCGGCCCATTTTTGAGCGGATCGCAGCACGGGCATGGGGCGAGGTGAGGACAGAATGAGCCAGGAAGTAGACAGCCGCGTTGTTGAAATGCGGTTTGACAACGCAAATTTTGAGAAAAATACCAAACAGACCATCTCGACCATTGACCGGCTGATGGAGAAGCTCCAGTTCAAGGGAGCGGAAAAGGGCTTTGAGAAGCTGGACGCAGCCGCGGAGAACGTGGACTTTGCCACCATGCAGACGAGCCTTGACCGGCTGGAATCCAAGTTCTCGAACCTGAACATCGTGGCCACCACGGCGCTGGTGAACATCACCAACAAATTTGTGGACGCGGGCGAGAAGCTGGTCAAGAGCCTGTCCATCGATCAGGTGGCCAGCGGCTGGGACAAGTACACCGAAAAGACCTCCAACGTTCAGACCATCATGAACGCCACGGGTAAGAGCATCGATCAGGTGAACGGCTACCTGAACAAGCTGATGTGGTACTCCGACGAGACCAGCTACAGCTTCAGCGAGATGACCAGCGCTCTTTCCCAGATGACGGCTGCGGGCGGCAACATCGACAAGATGATCCCCATGATCATGGGCATTGCCAACGCCACCGCAGACGCGGGCAAGACGGGCTTTGCGTTCCAGAGCACCATCCGGAACCTGACCCAGAGCTACAGCGCCGGACATTTGCAGCTTCAGGACTGGAAGAGCCTGAACCTGATGGGCACGGCCACCAAGGCCCTGAAGCAGGAGCTCATTGACACAGCGGTGGAGCTGGGTGTCATCAAAGAAGGCGAAGTGACCATCGCCAGCTTTGAGTCGAGCCTGCAGAAGAAGTGGGCCAACACTGAGGTCATGGAAAAGACCTTCGCAAAGTATGCTTCCATGATGGAGGCGGCCTATGAGCTGACCCAGAAGAACCCGGGCATGACCAGCTCGGAGGCGCTGGAACAGCTGAAAGGGCAGTACGGAGAGCTGGCAGAACGCGCCGCTCTCGCCGCCCAGCAGGCCACCAGCTTCGCACAGGCCATCGACTCGACGAAAGACGCTGTCAGTTCAAAATGGATGGGCGTGTTCGAGACGATCTTTGGTAACAAGGAAGAGGCCACCGACACATGGACAGAGCTGGCGAACCGGCTGTACGACATCTTTGTGCCGCCCATCGAAGCGCTGAACGAACGGCTGAAAGACGGACTAAACAGCGGATGGAATAAACTGCTTGAAAATGAGCTGGGCGATCAGGCAGACGTGTACGCGTATACCATGGAGCAGGTGGCACTGGCTTCCGGCGCGATCACTGAAAAGCAGATCTCCGATGCAGGTAGTTTTGGCGAAGCCATCAAACAGGGAGGCATCAGTGCAGATCTTTTGAAAAAAGGCCTGGATGAAGCACAGGCAAGTGCAGAGAAGATGCTGACCCTGAGCGATGCCGAATTGAAGGCGCGAGGGCTTGAGCGGGAAGAAATTGAGAAACAGGCGAGCGCATTTGAAGAACTGAATCAAAAGGTTCAAAATGGAACGCTTGATCTGGAAGGATACTCGAAACAGATCAGGGAACTCTCGGGACGAGAGCATCTGATGCAGAGCCTGTGGAACCTGATGGATGCAGTGAGTGCCATAGTGAAGCCCATCCATGAGGCATTTCAAGATATTTTCCCGCCAAAGACAGGCGAGGAGATCAAGAGCTTTGCACAATGGCTAGACAGCATCACAAAGAAACTTATCATCAGTGATGATACGGCCAAGAAGATCAAGACCACCGCAGAGGGTGTGTTCTCTGCCCTGCGGGTCGGAAAAGATATTCTGGAAGGCATTATTTCCGGCATGGTACGTGTGCTGAACCTGACAAAGCCTTTGGCTGATATTCTGTTGGATGCGGCATCGGCTGCCGGTGAATTTGCTTCGGAGATCACGAAAGGGCTTCACCCACTGGATACCATTGGTACTTGGGTGACCAATTTTGTGGATGCAGCTGCCCCGGTGCTTTATTCTTTTGGATCTGTTGCGGACAAGATCTTTATGCAGTTTGCTCAGGGTGCGAAAGAAGCATTCAACGAATTTGACCCAGAGAAACTGAATCAGTTTATTCTGGGCGGCATGGGAGCCAGTATGTTGGTCTCCATCAAGGAGTTCTTTGAAAGCATCAAGTCCATCGGCTCCAGTGCAAAGGACGTGGTCGGCGGTATCAAAGACTGCATCGAATCTCTGGGCGAAGCAATCGATGCGTGGAAATCAGCCAAGAAGGCAGACACCATGATGACGATTGCAAAGGCTGTGGCATTGATGGCCGGTTCACTGGCCGTGCTCTCCATGGTGAAAGCAGACCGGCTTGGTGCTGCGATCGGTGCACTGACTGTTACGTTCGGTGAACTGCTGGGTGTGATGGCAGTGATGACCCAGCTGACGAAGAACGTGCAGAGCCTGAAGCTGAGTGTTCTCGCCGGTGGAATGGTGGCAGTTTCGGCAGCCGTTCTGGTCCTTTCGGGTGCGTTGAAAGTCATTTCGACCATTGACTCGGATAAGCTGCTAGGAAGTGTGGTAGCACTTGGCGGTGTGATGGCAGAGCTGACATTAGTCGCAGGCATTCTCTCGAGAGATGGAGGGCGGTTCACCAAGGGTGCTGCGGGCATGATCGCTTTTGCGGCAGGCATCCGTATCCTGGCATCCAGTGTAAAAGCCTTAGGTGGCCTGAGCGTGACAGCACTTGCTAAGGGGATTGCCGGAGTGGGAGCACTGTGCGCCGAGCTGGTGGTTGCTGCCAAGTTGATGAATGGCACGAAATTCGGCATTGGGAAGGGCACCGGCTTTGTACTGATGGCAGCATCCATGGAGATCCTTCAGGATGCAGTTGCGAAGTTCGGTGAGATGGATAACGAAGCAGTCGTTCGTGGCCTGACATCGATCGGTGGCGCATTGGTTATTTTTGTTGCTGCTATGAACCTCCTGAAAGGGGGGATTGGCAGTGCAATCAGCCTGACCATGATGGCTGCGGCAGTGAATCTTCTGGTTCCGGCATTCCAGGGGCTTGGAAATCTGAGCTGGGAAGCAATTGGTAAAGGACTGCTGACCATTGTGGGTGCTTTTGTGGTGCTGGGTGGCGCGGCAGTCATACTTTCGCCTGTAACGCCGGTCATTGTGGCATTAAGCCTCTCGCTAAGTGCACTGGCCCTGAGCCTTGGTGCACTGTTGGCATTGAGCTCTGCCGCAAACTTTGTACAGAATCTGGCATCCAGCCTAAGTTTGCTGAACGGTCTGAATTTCCAGGTATTTTTGAACGGCATCAAGGCACTGGCATGGACGCTGGTCGAATTTATCGCCGGTGTTTTCCAGGGTCTGGCCGAGGTGGCAAGCAGTCTGGTGACTTCAATCGCCAAAATCATCAAGGCTATCTGCGACGCGATCATTCTGGCGGCCCCCTCGATCGGACAGGCGCTGTATGTTTTGGGCACAACTGTGATCGATACGGTGGTGAGCCTGACAGAGTATATCTGGGAGAAAATCGAGCCAGCACTGAACGACCTCTGGACGAAATTCACGACCTGGGCAGGGAGCCACAACCCGCTCGACCCGAAAAACTGGGGCGGGCAGGATAAGGGCGTTTCGGCCCAGACATTCGTGCTGCCTTTTGCGGATATTCTGGATGAGCTGAAAAACGGCGATTCCATGATGGCGGGCATCTATCAGGCATTTGCAGGCATCGGTAAAAATGCAAGCGAGGGCATGAAAGAAGGCCAGCTTGACGGTAAGAAGGAAGCCGCAGATGCTTCAGAAGAAGTTGCGAACGCGGTCATTGAGACCAGCAAAACGACTTTCGATTCTCATTCTCCCTCCCGGGTGATGGCAGAACTTGGCCGGTATGTGACCGTGGGACTGGCGGAAGGCATTGCCGACCCGAGTGCACTGGCACAGGCCAAGGCGAACATGCTGAACGTGGCTTCTTCCATCCGAAGCGTATTTACGACATTCTGGGGCATCCATTCGCCCAGTGACCTGGCAGCAAGCGACAGCGAGAACATTCTCGAGGGCGCACTATTGGGTATCGGTGACAAGCAAAAACAGGAAGAACTCCGGCAGGCAAGCTATTCTGGCGCGTTGGTGATGAAGGACGGCTTCCTCCAGGCTATCGACGAGACGACCCTTGCGATCCAGAAGAAGATGCCTGAGCTCTACAATGCGTTCAAGCTGAGCACCCTGCACCCTGGCAATCTAATTTATCAAAATGGATTGTCTACCGCGATGGATGAGTTCAGCGATGCAATGGATGATGCAATTGTCATCCCCGGCAAAACCGGCCTGAAGAAAGCGGGCAGCAGCCGGAACGCAACAAAATCCGAAATTGCAAATGCCAAGCAGGGAAACGCGGATGCCCAGAAGGCACTGAACGATCCGTATGGCATCCTCGGTAACTGGTGGCAGAAAGCACAGGACGCTGTGGCCGACGCAGTCACCCCGACCAGTTCCACGAAATCCAAAGCTTCCAAATCCGGCAAGTCGCTGGCAGACACGCTGGCAAGTGCATTCTCCGACAAGCTGAAGGCCAACAAGACCGAGATGTCCAACGCCACCGGTGAATACGCGCTGTGGGAAGTGACGGGCGGCGACACGGCCACGGTGGAAGAGCTTATCACCAAAAAGACCGAAAGCCTGACAAGGGAGATCGAGCTCCAGACCAAACGGGTGGGCATTGCGAAAGAGCAGTACGACACCCTGTTGGCCAAGGTGGGCGCGAACAACAGCAAGACCAAGGACGCTTACGGTACCCTGCTGAGCGAGCAGAAGACCCTTGCGGAGCTTCAGAGGAGCAAGCAGGACAGCATCCTGAAGGTCATTCAGGAGCGGTACGAGACCGATGCCAAGACCGCTGAGGACGAATACGAGCTGTGGAGCGCTCTGTACGAGGACAGCGCCGAGGTGACCGAGAAGTCCAACAAGAAGATCGACTACATCAACCGGAAGATCAAGAACCAGGCAGAGATCCTGCTGGCCACCGAGAAGGACTACATCGCCATCAAAAACGAGTTCGGTGAGGCAAGCCAGAAGACCCAGGCGGCATACCAGCAGTATCTGGAGGCGCAGACCGAACAGCAGAAGCTCATCAACGAGCTGAATCAGGCCCAGCTGGATGCCTACGACAGCAAGGTCTCCTACCTGGAAAAGCAGGAGAAGCTGGTGACCAACCGGCAGAACATGCTGGCCAAGCTCTACGGAGACGGGGACCTTGCGGGCCGGGAGGATGCTTACAAGGCTGCGGTGGAACAATACGGAGCCGACAGCGCCCAGGCACGGAAAGCCGCCACCCAGGGCACCATGACCGCCATCATTGGCGTGGGCACGGCACTGGACAGCATGAGCTACAGCCTGAAGAAGGTGACGAACAAGCAGCTGAAGTACGACGAGGCTGTGAAGAAGTTTGGCAAGAACAGCGAGACCGCACTGGATGCACTGGCAGACCTGCAAAGCGAACAGTACAACTTTGTGGGCTTTGCGGAAAATCTGGCGGATGCCTTTGAGCTGGACGACTCCGGCAAGCGGATGATGATGCAGCTGGGCTACTCCATCTCGAAGAACTGGCGGCCCATTCAGGAGGGCTTCAACAGCGTCTGGGCACAGGTGCAGAAGAGCGCCCCGGAAATGGCCTCGAAGCTCAGCAGAGCCTTTGGGGTGGCCACCCAGGACGGCGTGACCGAAGTGATCACCGACCTCTTTGGCACCATTACCGCCCTTGTAAGCGGTGACTGGGGCGGGGCAGTGACCGGCGGCATTACTACCGTGCTGGACTTTATGGGCAGCGAATTTGGCCAGACAATGATGAATCTGGGCAAGACCATGCTGACCTTCAACAAACTGGCCCAGGGCGGCGGTACCCTGAAGGTGATGGGACAGGTGGTCAAGGTGACCGGTGCGACCAAGAACCTTGGCAGCATCCTGGGCAACATGAGCGGCCTGCTGGGCTCTGCCACGGGCGGCACGGGACTGCTGGGAGAAGCACTGGGCGGCCTTGGCAGCATCGGCGAGATGATCACTGGCTCCGGTGGCTTACTGGGCGGTCTGGGAGAACTGGGCGGCACTCTGGTGAGCGTGCTAGGCTCCATTGGCCCCGAAGGCTGGCTCATTGGCGCGGCCATTGCAGGCGGCGGACTGCTGATCGCCAACTGGGACAAGATCGGTGATTTCTTCAGCGGGTTCTTTGACTGGCTGGGAAATGCCTTCTCGCACCTGTGGGACTGGATCAGCAACGGCTTCAAGGGCCTGGTGGACGTGGGCGGAAACCTGGTCTCCGGCCTGTGGCAGGGCATTACCGGTGCGGCGGGTGCGGTGTGGAACGGCATCTGCGACTTCGGCAGCAGCATCGTGAATGGATTCTGCGACTTCTTTGGAATCCATTCCCCCAGCCGCGTGATGGCGGGCATCGGCGAATACCTGAGCCTTGGTTTAGCGCAGGGCATCACCGACGAGACCGGTTCTGTGGTGCAGGGCGTACAGGACGTGAGCGACACTGCCCTTTCCACCATGATGGATCTGGCCCAGCGAGTGGGTGACATTGCCAGCGACGACTTCGAGTATGAACCCAGCATCCAGCCCGTAGTGGACATGAGCGACGTTCAAAATGGAGTGGACTGGCTGAACGACACCCTGTTCCAGAACGGCACGGTCGCCCTGAATGCAGAGCGCACCGCAGGCCTTGCCGCCAACGTGGTGCGCAAAGCCGAGGTGACCAAGGCCCAGCAGGAAGAGGCGAACAAGGCTGACCAGAAGGCAAACCCCAACGCCGACATCGTTTCGAGCGTGGAGGCACTGGGCGAGCACATCGACAGCATTGCCCGGGCCGTGGCCAACATGAAGGTCCAGATGAACGGCCGGAAACTGGTGGGCGAGATCATCAACGACGTGGACGAGGGGCTGGGGAAGATCAACCGGAGGAACAACCGATGATGGGACGGAGCGCAACTGACCCGGCGCTTTCCTCACAGATCCCCACATTTGCGGGGCTTATTTTTAAGGTATACGACAATGCAGGGGCTTCCCGGGAATACAGCACGAGAGACTTCAACCTGATCCCCCTGAACCCCCTGCATGTCAATGCCTTTGAGGAAAAATACGAGACGATGGATTTTCCTTCCTACCACGGCACGCCGGAAAAGGCTCCGCTGGGAAAGAGGGTGTTCCAGAACTCGACCGGGAGCTGGGACTTTTATTATGTGGCGGACGGCGTACCACATTCCAGCTGGGATGACTACGGACGGCACGCCATGGACGATGTGCGGGAGCGATGCGGCATCCCCGACAAGACCGAACAGAGCATTCAGCTTTATCCCGACTGGTCGAGCCGGGAAGGTGACTGGACAAGCACCTATTTCCGGCTGATGCGGATCATTCAGGGAAGAGAATGCGAGGTGCGGATGGAACTGGGCGGAACCGTGCTCTCCACCGCGCAGACGAGAAGCTACAAAGGGCGCTGCTGGATCAGCAACGTCAAGAACAGCAACGACGGACGGGCGACGCTGACCATCTCCTATGACTTCCAGCCGCCTGCCGACATGCTGAGTTAAGGAGGAGCCATGTACCATTCCATCACCATTGGTGACAAGAACACCTGGGATGACTGGAAGATGATCCCGGTCTCCCGGCCTGTGGTGGCTCCCCCGGTGGAGAAAGTCCTTTCCGTGGACGTACCCGGACGAGACGGAACCACCTACCTTTCCAAGAGCCTGACGGGTTATCCGGTATTCAAGGCCCGGGAGGGAAGCTGGGAGTTTTATCTGGACACGGACGAGTGGCGGGGACAGAACCTTTCGACCCCTGTGGGAACCGGAGCGCTGGAGTATCTTTCCAGAGCGCTGGCGAAGAGCAACTCGATCCCGGCACAGACCAGGGTGCGGCTGGAGGATGACCCGGCGTTCTTTTATCTGGGGCGTGTCTGGGTGAACGGGGGCATCAAGCAGAAGAACGGACACAGCGTCGTGACCTTTGCTTACAGCCTTTACCCGTTCAAGTTCCTGTACGACAACATTCAGGAGGACTGGGTGTGGGATACCTTTGGGTTTGAGACCGATCTGGCCGTACCCTACTGCAAGGACATCCCCATCAAGGCACTCCAGACCAAGACCTTCCGGATGCCGCCCAGCGAAAAACCGAGCCTGCTGCAAGCAAAATGGACCGGTGGCGGTTTGGTGGGGGTTACACTGGCAAAGAGCCAGACCTACCCTTACGACAAAGCGAAGGAGCTGGGACTTCCGGCGGTGACAGTTTCGCCCGTTATGCCCCAGCTGGACGAGGGCATGGGAAAGGTGGACATCGGCCTGATCGACAACAATCTGCGATACGACGTGTACGAAGTATGGGTGAGCGGCCTGATGGGTGAGGGAACAATCAACCTGTATTACCAGCCAGCGTATCTATAAACCTCTCCGTCAGCTTTACGAAATTTCAAAATGGATGCAGAAAGGAGGGAGGAGCCATCGGATATCAAGTTTATGCGGGAACCATCTCAAAGAAGACGGAGACCTTTAACGGCACGAGTGCTCTGGGGTTCCAGTGGGACACCCGGGAGTGCATCTTTGATTCCCAGGGCGACACGATAGAGGGAAGCGTTTCCAACCGATTCCTCGAAGACCCGGTGCTGAACCTGGCCAAAAACGAGTTCGGCAGCTTTGAAGCGACCATCCCATACCAGATCAACACGGCATTCGGCAGTTACAAGAACCCCGTGTACACCACCCTGAAGTACGAGAAAACGTGGCTGGTGGTGGAAGAGGACGGCAAACCGATCTGGCTGGGTTATGTGACCGAGACGGAAAAGCTGTTTGACCTGAGCTACAAGCTATATGCCGAGGGCGTGCTGGGATATCTCCAGCGATTTGTGCCGAAAGTGAACGGCGGAACCTACTACCTGACCACCGACAACCCGCTGGAGCAGTGGTCGAGCGTGCCCTCCAACAGCATCTTCTACCTTGCAACGCAGGCGTTGAAGGACTACTATCAGGGGCCTTACGGGACCTTTGGCATCGGGAAGGTGAACATCCAGCCCGGGCGCACCATTGACACCTCCAGCAAGGGAACCCTGTTCGAGAGTCAGTGGAGCCTGCTGAACACCTTTTTGCTGGAAGAATACGATGGATACCTGCGGACACGGATCGTGCGGGCAGACAACGGCACTGCGGTATGGCGGGTGTACATCGATTACCTCGTGGAAACGGATGCCACCACGACACAGACCATTGAATATGGCGTAAATCTGCTGGATTTCAGCTATGTGGAGCAGATGTCCAGCGACGTGGTGACCCGTGTGACCGCATACGGCACCCAGACGACCACCAGCGGATGGTGGATCTTCAAGACGGCCACCGTGAGCGCGATCTCGGAAACGGTGCGGGACGAGGCGGCAGAAGCAAAGTACGGCATCATTGAGAAGTGCATCCAGGTCGATGGCAACACGAACAACGACAACCTGCGCAAAGAAGCACAGACCGAGCTGAAGGGGTACAAGCAGAACATCGAGCCTGTGATGACCCTGACCGCTTACGACCGGGTGGACAGCGGGGAAAGCAATGACCGACTGGGATTTCTGATCAAGACCCACATCATCTCCAGCCCCCACGAGATCGACAAGTGGCTGGTGTGCACCAAGCTGAAGCTGCCGCTGGATGCGCCCAACGAGAAGCAGTTCACCTTTGGTCTGACCCCCGAGAAGCTGACCAAACAGCAGGTGCAGAAGCAGGCCATGGACAGCGTATGGACGATTGCACAGGCGATCATCAGTTTCCTGAACCAGCTGCTGGGCAACCTGAGCAGTTCGTAAGGGTTCAAAATGGAGGAGGTTGAGAATAGGAATGGATTTTGATGCGATCATTACGGGCATCCGGAAGGCGATCTATGGCCGGGAAGTCCGTGAATACATCGCCAGCTCGATGGAGTGGACCCGGGACTTTGTGAACCAGAGCATCGCCAACATCAAAGAGCTGCTCCGTCAGGCCGAAGCGGCACGGGATGCGGCAAAGGCAAGTCAGGATGCTGCCAAGGTGAGCGAAACCAACGCGAAGGCCAGCGAGAATGCAGCCAGGGCAAGTCAGAACGCTGCGGCATCCTCTGCTTCTGCGGCGGCAGGTTCGGCCAGTGCGGCAAAGACCAGCGAGACCAACGCCAAGGCCAGTGAGAACGCGGCCAAGACCAGCGAGACCAAGGCAAAGACCTCGGAGACAAACGCCAAGGCAAGCGAGAATGCGGCCAAGACCTCGGAGACCAACGCGAAGACCAGCGAGACCAATGCTAAGAGCAGCGAAACGAAAGCTGCCACCAGCGAGGCCAACGCCAAGACCAGCGAGACCAAGGCGAAAGCCAGTGCTGACAGCATGGGGACCAGCGTGGCCACCTGCACCGCCAAGGCCAAAGAAGCCGAAGCAAGCGCAGGGAAGGCCAAGACCAGCGAGGGGAATGCGAAGACCAGCGAAGGAAACGCCAAGGCCAGCGAGAACGAAGCCCGCCAACTGGTGGAAGCGGCCAAGAAGGTGGTGAACACCGACAAGACCCTGACCATTGACGGCGCACCCGCGGATGCAAAGACCGTGGGCGACAAGTTCAAGAGCATCAAGACGGACTGGAATTCCGTGACGGATAAACCGAGTACGTTTCCCTCTACGTGGGACAGCGTGAGCGGGAAGCCGAGTAATTATCCACCGAGTGCGCATAGCCATAGCGCGGCCAATATCACTTCCGGGATTCTAGGACTTGCAAGAGGAGGAACTGGGTGCTCGACGGCCCTGGATGCGTGCAAGACTTTGCTCTGGAGAGACTATCTATCTGGCGCGCCTAATTGGGATGCTCTCGATACAGGCATATGGCTGACAACTCCTGAGCACTGGGGAACGAACGGGCCAAGCGGGGTATATAAATACGGCATTGTTATGGTGTGGAACTATTCTGGCAATGTAACGCAAGTATATATTGCTCATAATACAGGGGTAATGGCGTTTCGTCAGAGATGGTCTAATGGCAACAGCTTTTCAGGTTGGGCATATGTCAACACCAACACCATCACCTCCCAAACCAGTGACCCCGGTGCGGGAAGCAGCCTTGCAACCGGCTCTATCCTGCTGGTATACGCATAAGGAGGACGAAACATGGCAATTTATACCGGAATCGGCGGAAGTGCCAAGTCGGTCTCCAAAATCTACACCGGCGTGGATGGTGCTGCAAGGCCAGTACATAAGGGCTATATCGGCGTGGATGGCGTGGCCAAGAAGTTTTATGACGGCGGCAATCCCATCAGCTCCTTTGCGTTGGGGACGGAATTTGGCATTGCAGACCCGAGCGGCAATATCTGCTGGTATAAGCTGGTGCACAAGGGCGTTCCTGGCGGCGGATTATACGACAGCACGGCCAACGGCGCATGGCTCTGGAGGTCGAGCATTGCAGCGTCCACTTCCATCAGTGGCGGTTACATCTACGGTTACGAAGGATATGCTCTGGACAACTGGTGTGTCAACTACCCGGGCGGAAATATCACACCCAGTGTGGCAAACCGCCTGATGACCGTGCATCTGCCCTACGTGAAGGGGGCGGATTACAATTCGGCCAATGTTTCCTCCGGCTCGAACGGCCTTTCGAGAAAGTGCTTTCTGCTTTCCGCGGTCGAGATGGGTATTTACACCTGGCAGGGCATAGATGGCCTGATGGCGCAGGAGGGTGCAAAACTGGACTACTTCGACTATACGACTGATGCCACCGACAAGCGAAAAGCAGACGATGAATACTGGACACGCTCCAAACGAACCCACAACGGCAACTATATGTACGCGTTTTATGCGGACGGAAGTTTCTGCAATGCAGGCTACAGAGAGGACTCGCACGGTCTGCGCCCCTGCATCGTACTGCCGCTGAATACGCTGGTAACAACGGTTCCCTTTTTATGGGGCTCCAGTAACTATATTAACTGAGCACCCGGAAAGGAGAGTTCAAAATGGAAGAAACAGCGATCCGCCCCGGGTACACGATACCGACCGAGACCGACGGCACCCCGGCAGATTACAGCGCGATCGAGGCTGCGGTAAACGCACACAACCAAAATACACAGCCCGGGGAAGCTTACTGGGGCATCCGGCTATGCGGGGCGGAGTACGAGGTGTACGAATACGGGGAAGTGCCACAGCCGCCGACCGCCGAAGAGCTGGCTGCACAGGAAGCGGCAAAGCAGAAGGCAGCGGCAAAGCAGGAAGCCGTGGACACCCTGCCCGAAACACTGGCCGCCCTGCAAAGCGCCCAAACCGACACCGACAGCCTGGTGGTGGATCAGGAGTACCGATTGACCATGTTGGAGCTGGGGGTTACGCCGGAGGAATAAGAGTCGGGTCAGCCCATTTGTATCGTTTCGCTTATTGGCCCACTGAAAAGGAATGCTGATGAGCGATTTTTTACATTAAGATGGCTCATGCAGAACGTGAGCAGAAAGGAATCAAAATGGAACTCTACAACACCTGTGCACGCCTGATCGAACGCGGCAAGACCAACGGGATGCAGCGGAAGCTGGATATCTTCTTTGCCAACGACCGCCTGACCGAAGAGGAGTACGAAAAGCTGTGCACCCAGCTGGCCGAGAAACTGAAGGAGCAGGGGAATGCTTGATGTCATCGACGTTTCCCGCTGGCAGGGAACCATTGACTGGAAAAAAGTCAAGGCCAGCGGAAAAGTAGGTGGCGTGATGATTCGTGCAGTTTCCACCAAGAGCGGGCAGCTCTACGTCGATCCGTGCTTTGAAGCGAACTATGCCGGGGCCAAATCTGTGGGTTTGCCAGTTGGCGTATATACTTACACCGTTGCGGTAACGGAAGGCATGGCAAAGAAGGAGCTGAACCTGCTCAAGACATGCCTGGAAGGAAAGAGCTTTGAGCTGCCCATTGCTATGGACGTGGAGGACCCCCGTCTGAAAAGTCTGCCCGCAGCCGAGTTGACGAAACTTGTCAAAATGGAGCTCAGGGAGATCGAAAAGTGGGGACTGTACGCGACCCTGTATACCTACTCGAACTTTGCCGACTACAACCTGAACATGTGGCAGCTGAATGACTTTGACCTATGGCTGGCGGACTACCGGAACAAGCGGCCGACCCGCAAGCACGGTATGTGGCAGTACAGCTCCAAGGGCAAGGTGGCTGGTGTGAGCGGCGTGGTGGACATGAACCATGTCTACAAGGATTACCCGAGTATCATTACAAAAGCGGGTCTGACAAGCGTGAAGGGAGCGTGAACCCCACGGAAAGCTTTATCGTGACCCATTTCAACGAGGTGGTCTCCCTGATCATCGCGGCGGCACTGGGATGGGCGGGGAAGGCGTTCTACGCTACCATCCAGGAGCAGAAGGCACTGAAAAAAGCGGTGAAGGCTCTGCTCCACGACAGACTCTATCAGAGCTGCCGGTACTACATCCAGCAAGGGTACGTTGACTCGGAAGGGCTGACCAACGTGGGGCTTGTATACGAGGCGTATCACGAACTGAAAGGCAACGGCACCGGCACGAACCTATACGAGCGGATGGAGGCACTGCCGCTGCGGGAAGATCACACAGCCTGAACAGGAGGACTTCAAAATGGAGAAATACACCAATGCAAGTGCTGCGACCTGGGCGAGAACCATCTGCCTGATCGTGGCGCTGCTGAACAGTCTGCTGGCTTCGTTCAACAAGAGCCCGCTGCCCATCGACAACGAGCAGCTCCAGCAACTGGTCAGCACCCTCATCACCGTTGTGGTGGCCATTATCAACTGGTGGAAGAACAACTCCTTCACCAAGGAGGCCATCGAGGCAGACGAACTGTTTGCACGGCTGAGGGCGGAAAACAACGCCAGGAAGTAATCAAAATGGAGGAAAAGTCTATGGAAAAATATGGTGCCGCTGGGCATTGATATTTTCATGGACTTTTCTTTTTTGAGTTGTCGGATTTGAGCGATTTGTCGATGGATATATGCCCCGGCATCTGGTATAATAAGGGCACGATAAACAACTTGCGCCTATACCTGTGAAGAACGGAGAATACCTCACAACAATTAGGTAAATTTCCTATCATAAAAACGGCACCACTGCCAGCCGCGTGGAGCGCGCCATCCGCCATGCCATTGAGGTGGCGTGGGACCGGGGCGATGTGGATACCCTCAACAGCTACTTC